GCCGATCCACCTGCCGATCCACCTGCCGATCCACCTGCCGATCCACCTGCCGATCCACCTGCCGATCCACCTGCTGATCCACCTGCTGATCCACCTGCCGATCCACCTGCTGATCCACCTGCCGATCCTCCTGCCGATCCAACCGGACGCAGGGTGCGGGGTGCAGGCAATGGGTAGCAGGACGCAGGACGCTTTGCAATTGGATGCGGGATGCAGGATGCTTTGCAATTGGATGCAGGATGCTGGATGCAGGATGCAGGATGCCTTGCAACGGGGGAGGTGCGACCGACACAAGCCCCGGGGCTCGAGACGCGCAGGACCCCAAGCGGCGAAGCGTCCCGTGCTTCCAGATTCCAGAAGCCAGAGCCCAGAAGTTTCAGTACTTGTAACAATAATACATAATGCGGAGTCCTAGTGTTTATGCGGGTTCCAGCGCCATGTTCCACGATCCTTGATGCAGGAGAATGTTCCACGGCCAGAATGTAGGCACAATGTACCGACAATGTACATATAGTACGGGCGGGCACGCGCGCGAGTTGAGGCGGGCGCGCGCGGGCGTACGCGCGTGCGCGAGGCTACTGGTGGGGGGCGCACTTTTTTTTGAGAGTCACATGTGTATATATCCCCCCTTGAGAAAAAATTTTTGCTTTATGGGGGCAAGAAAAATGATAAAGTTCACGAGATTTGGACACCGAAGCAAAAATTAAGGCGCACAGGCGCGCAGGGTTTGCGCCAGAACTAGGCCGTGTGCTGACACCGCAAGAATGGGAGAAACTTAAGCAATGGCTCATAGACAACCCAGAAATGCGGTTAACGCGTCACGAAATTTATAAGGGCAAGGCTTTTTTCCAGTACACCATTAAGAGCAAAGGCGCTATGTTCTGGGCCAAGAAAGAACGGTTAACCGAGTACAGCAGACGGAGAAAGACTATGACGCCCGCGCTAAGAGTCTTTGAAAAGGCCGCAAGAACTAGCTTCGATTCAAGATTCAAGAGGTGGGTTAACCGTAACACTTCTGGGGCAAAGAGCCGCGGCATCCCGAACACGCTAATACCAGACGAGCTCAAGGATATGTATGGGGCCCCGTGTTTTTTCTGTGGCCAGAGCCCAGAAACCGACAAAAGTTGGGGCATTGACCGTCTGCACAACAATATTGGGTACCATTATGACAACTGCGTACCGTGCTGCCGCACATGCAATCTAGCGAAAGGCACACTAAGATTTGAAGAGTTTGTACAGCACATCAAGAAGATAGCCGAGAATATTGGCCGAACAACACCATAAACACTATGAATATTCCAAAAAGCGTTACGATTGGGGGATGCAAGATTAAGATTCAGGTTAAAGACTTGGACGACGTGCACGGGCAGTTTCTGTACGACGAGAAAATAATCGAGCTGAACTCGAACTTATTAAGAAAACCTAAAGAGCTCAAAGAGACGCTCAGACACGAAATGGTCGAAGCGGCGCTGCTTCTTGCGGGCGTGGGCTGGGGCGAACTGTACGACCAAGAACCGGTCGTTCGGGCCCTTGATAATATTTTCTGGCCCGCTTGGAGCAAAATCGAAAAGCGTTTGGCGATCTAATTTTGGGGTCAACTGACCCAAAATCCGGTAGCGGCTGGCCTTTAGAAAAAACTATCCTACACGTTCCCTGCAAGGTTGAAAAGTATTTCAAAACGCGAAGGGGGTAATGTGTAGGATAGTTTTTTTACCCATTTTAACCCTTAAAACTATCCTACACATTACCCCCAAGGCAGTTTTAGTAAAAGAATATATATAGGGGTATGTGTAGGATAGTTTCTGGTTGACAGCCGTTCAAGACCCGTGTAAGCCGTTTCGCGTATGGAAAAACATGAGCTGTCCAACTTCCCGCTATACTGGTTCGCGTCTGACGGAACCCCGACCCGCAAAGAGCCGTCGCGCAGGGGACCCTCGGCCGGGTCTTACGCTTGCCCCGAGTACGCCGATAAGAAAGGCCGCGCGCACTACAAACTGAAAACTGCATCTGGAATCCAGACCACAGTATACAAGCACAGTCTCGCTGAGGCCGTGCGCTCGCAACCGTTGGGAGAGTTCCTGTATCCTGTGCCCGGATTCCGTAGCTACTCCATTGACTCGTGCGGCACACCGTACCATATTTCTACGTGCGGCATTGTCCGTCAGCTAAACGCTGACATAGGAGCGCGCCGCGAGCGTTTTGTCTTGTACGATTGCTGGGGCCGACGCCGTGCTCTTAGCCGCTACGCGCTTCTTAGGTTCGTGGGGCGCGATTCTGGGTTCAAGAAACAACACAACTTTTAGCTTGACATTGCCTAGCGAAACAGTTTATTTTTCGACCCGTGCCATTTCAAAAAAGCAACACGCAGTTCCAGACCGGACTTACCGAGCTCGAGCTGCTCAACCTAGACGAGCAAGGAAAGCCGCCGGTAGGTAGCAGGCTTACCGACGTAAACGCTGCTCAGGGAATCTTCGCGGCATTGTCGCGCGCGGACGAGAAGTCCAATATTAACCGCAGCCGCATTCAGGCTATGTTCGACGGCGCGCCGCCTTATGATCCGGCAATCCTGCGCAGCACCAACCAAGCGAGCCGGTGCAACCTTAATTTTGGTGAGGCTGGTCGGTTCTTGGACTTAGCAAGCAGCGGCTACGTTGACCTTATTGACAGCGTCGAGAACCTCGTTCAGGTCGAGACAACGGTCGGCGAGCCCGGCGCTCGCATGCGAAACGACACCGTGATCGCCGAAGAGGTCACCCGCGCGCTGCGCAACTGGCCGGACTTTTACAGCGCCTACCTGCGTCTTACCAACCAGTTCCTTATGCACGGGGTCGGTGTAACTTATTTCGAGGACGAGCGCGATTTCCGTTTCCGCACGTGCGGCCTTTCGGACTTTCTTATGCCGCGCCAGACACAGGCGAGCGAGCACAGCATTGAGGTGTCCGCCGCGCGCCGCTCTTACTTGGTCCACGAGCTCTACCAGTTTATCCAAGACCAAGAGGCCGCGGCTCGCCGCGGCTGGGACGTCGCTGAGGTCCAGCGCGTCATTACCACCGCGAGCACCCAGAACATGCCGCGCCAGTTTACGGACTGGGAAGACATCCAGCGCGAGCTCAAGAACAACGACCTCTACACCGGTATCCGCTCAAACGTGGTCAACGTCGTTAACATGTGGGTCCGCGAGTTCGACGGAACCGTTAGCCACTTTATGTTTGCTGAGAATAGCCCCAAGGCTTTTCTTATGCAGCGCACGAGCCGTTTCCAGAACCCAGAGCAGGCGTTTCTTTTGTTCACTTATGGCGTAGGCACTAATGGTACGTACCACAGCATTCGCGGGCTTGGGCACCGAATCTATAACCACATCCAAACCAGCAACAGACTTCAGTGCCAGCTGGTAGACAGCAGCATGCTTAGCTCAAGCATTATGCTGAGCCCCGAAACGCCACGGGCCCTTAACGATCTTAGCCTGACCTTTTATGGTCCGTACTCGGTTTTGCCCCCGAACTTTAAGGTCATCGAGAAGGGAATCCCGAACACCGCAACCACGGTCGGCCCGGCCTTGGAGAACCTAAGCAAACAGCTCAACGATAACCTTGACTTCTACAGTAACCGCGGCGCCCTGAACGGCGGCCCTTACCGCAACAAAACCCAGATCCAAGCCGAGCTCGAGCAGGCAACACGGCTCACTAGCAGCCAGCTTAATCAGTTCTACTCGAGCTGGCGCAGGCTCATGCGCGAGTGTGTTCGCCGCTTGGTGAACGGACCCAAAAGCGACTTTGCTGTGCGCGATTTTTACAGGCGAACAGCCGCCCGGGGCGTCCCCGCGGAGGTCATTCGCAGCCTTGACTTTGAAAAGACCGTGGCTACCCGCGCGGTCGGGAGCGGCAACGCAACGAACAGAAGCGCGGCACTTATGGATCTTGAACAGCTTTTGCCTTTGCTAGACGAGGTCGGCAAGCGCAACGTTGTTTACGACAGAATCGCAGCCCGAGTAGGATATGAAAACGCAACAAGATACGTACAGAACCCAGAAGAACCCCGCCCGCCCCAAGACGCCAAGGTCGCGGAGCTCGAAAACAGTGTACTGCAGAGCGGCAGTCCCGTGTCAGTCCAGCCCGGAGAGCTTCACGAAACGCACCTTAACATTCATTTGCAAAAGCTGGTCGAGCTCACTGGAGCTGTTGACGCGGGCCAAGCAGACCTTGTTCAAACGCTACCCGCTCTGCAAGCTTACACAGACCACTGCGCGGGCCACCTTGAGCAGCTCGCCCAAAACCCCTCGGCAACGGTCGTCGTCAACCAAGCCCAGCAAGTCCTCCAGCAGGCCGGACAAAAAATCCTCAACGCCACCCGCGCGGCCCAAAAAGAACAGCGCGACGCCCAGCAAGGTCCGGCCCAAGAGGGACAAGGCCCAAGCCAGACCGAACTAAAAGTAATGGAACAACAAATGAAGCTTGACTTTTTGCGCCAGAAAGGCGAATTGGATTTGCAAATGCGAGCCGCAAAGGCCAGCCAAGAGCAAGCTCTGGCTGACGCCAAAATGGCAGCGCAGATTTCAAACCAGAAGTAAAATAAAAAAGTATGCCAGCGAAGAAAGTAAGCGCCGCGCCTAAAAAGCGGAGCGCGCCAAAGCCAATAGCGTTGCCGGTCACTCTTGAAAGATGGTACGCGGACCACGCCAATGTAGAGCAGCTACGTCAAGTACTTGACAATCCTCAGTTCCGTATTGCTTGCGCTATCCTGCGCCAGCAGACCAAACCCACCGGATCAAATCTTGTGGCCGGGGACAACGCATTGGCTATTCGTCACGCGTATATTTCAGGCTTTTATGATTTTGAGGACCACCTGCAACAACTAACAGTTTTGCCAGCGGACCGAATTGAAATTCCCGAATGGGACTACGTTACACCACAATGAGCGAACAAACAGCAACACCAGCAGCAGAGTCTCCAGCAGCGCCTACGGGGGACTTCTTTAGCGCAATCGAGCAGGCGTTTAATGCCGCGGAAACACCCGCTTCTGCAGAACCCGCACCGGCACCGGCACCGGAGACTCCTGTTTCCAGTAGCCAGAACACAGAACCCGTTACCGCGGACTCTGTGCCAGCGGTCGAGGACGGCACCAAAGCGGACAGCCCTTCTCTTCCTATTGATGAGAACGCGGATACTTCGGTATCCGAGTATAACGAAGACGGGCTAGTCGGCAAGTCCGGGCGACGCTTTAAGCAGCTCAAGTCCGAGCTAAAGAACGCCAACACCGAACTGCAGACTCTTAAGCAAACTCTTCAGGAGCGCGAGTCTCGTCTGCAAGAGCTGTCCGCTTCCAACGAGAACACCGAGCAGTTTCAGCAGCGCTTGGCCGAGTACGAGCAGGCCCTTGCGATCACCAAGCTCGAGGCCACCTCGGCTTACCAAGAACAAATTCAGGCTCCTATGGTCCAGCTTGTCGGGGCCGCAGAACTGATCGCAAAGCGTTATGAAATTGATAGCGATGAGCTCATTGACGTGCTCTCGTATTCTGACAGAGACAAACAAGACGAGGCCTTGGACAACCTGCTGCAGGGGGTCAAGGAGCGCGACAAGCTCGCCATTTACGCTCTCGCCGAACAGGTCCCGCTCATTGTAGCGCGCAAGCAAGAGTTGTCCGACAACGCAGCCGCGGCGCTCGCCGAGCTCGAGCATCTTGACCAGCAAAAGCACCAAGAGCAGCTCGCTTCGCGACTGCAGGTTCGCAGAGAGGCCGCAGAACAAGTTCAAAGCAAGCTCGCCAGTAAGGTCCCGTTCCTGAAATCAATTGAGGGTCTTGACTTCGACAATATTGCCAAGCGCGCCGGAGAAGTAGACTTTGACGTGCTAGACACGCACAACAAGGTGTACAGCAAAATGGCCGGGGATATATTCCCGAAACTGGCTGTTGAATTCGCAAGCCTTCGTAACGAGCTCGAGGAAGCGCTCGACGAGCTCGAGGCGTTGAAGAAAGCCGAGCCCAAGGTTGGTGGCGGTTCTTCAAACGCAAACACGACAACCAAGTCGGCTGGCAACTTCCTTGATGCCATTAACGCGGCTCTTGGCGGTTAAAATTTTTGTTGGTAGTGTTCATTGCAACCTAGGGCTGTAAATTAATTTTTACGGCCCTAAGTTTTTGTATTGACACTGAGTATGTTTTGCGCATATATTATTCGTGAACATTGAGTACCGCTCAACCAAGCAACCTAATCGACCTGCCAGTAGGTCTAAAATACTGCGCTAATACAGGGTTTTTTGGTGAAAAGAGTCGTTCTTAAATGTGTCTGAACTCAACCTCTAAACTACTACTTTTATGGCATTTACAAACGTTGGTACCCTGACCCAAGGTGGTTCCGGTACCGCAGTCATCAACACTATCCTCACCGAGGAAGCAAACCGCATTGGTTCCGATATCCATTCCGAAACACTGCACACGAGCCCGTGGATCGACCTCATTAAGAAGTCGGCGTTCCCTAGCGACATGGGTTATCAGCTGAACACGATCATCTATGATCGTGCCCTCCCCGTCCGCGACGTTGACTCCGACGGCTCGACCGGCGACGAAGCTGCTACCGCAGTTGGTCTCGGTTCGTGGACCGCTCTCGGTACCGCTGAGTCTGGTCCCCGCACTGGTTTCCTTGGCTCGCCTGCGGTCAAAGACGTCCTCGGTCCTCAAACCGGTAAGGGCTTCGTTGACTTCACTCGTCAGCTCAAGAGCTACTCGCTTCAGCGCGCTATCATCGAGTCTCCTCGCATCAATATCGAAGATCTTCGCTTCGCGGCTCACCGCCAAGAGCAGCTTCGTGCGATCATGGATCTCCTGAAGCAATCGACCCGGTTTAGCTGGGAAGAGCGTTACCGCGACGAGTACGACCGCCTCTGCGGCTTCTACATCAACTGCGCTGCCACCGGCACCAGTACTGGTGTGGCTAAGTCTGTTGCCACGACCGCGCTTACCGGTCTGACCGCAACTGCTGCTAATATTAGCAACAAGGTCCTCGACGGCGTGTACTTCAAGCTCGTTCGCGCTGGCGCTGGCGTCAAAGCCTACGGCCGCGAAAACGGTCGCCCCGTGTTCGGCCTCGTGCTCAGCTCGGAAGCCTCCTACGCGCTCCAAACCGAAGCTGGTTTCCGTGACGACGTGCGCTACAACAGCGCCAAGGTTTCGGATCTCATTGCTCCGCTTGGTGTCGAGAAAGCGTTCCGCGGCTTCTACCACTTGGTTGACGACCTTGCTCCGCGCTACACATTTGGTGGTGGCGCGTACAGCCGCGTTAATCCGTACACCCTTAACACCACAACCGGTGTTATTGAACCCAACAGCACCTACGACTCCGCTTCTTTCGAGGCCGCGTACGTGCTGCACGAAGAGGTTATGGAAGCGTTGATCCCCGAACCAATTAGCGGTGTTGCTGGTCTCCAGTTCAACCCCGTTAACTACAAGGGTGACTTCCGCTGGACCAATATCCCGAACGAAACCACAAACCCAGACGGTACAATTGGTTTCTTCCGCGGAATCCTTGCTGCTGCCTCGAAGCCGATCAAGACCAACTTCGGTCACGTGATCATCTTCAAACGCGACAGCACGACTCCTGCTGCCTAATTAACCTGCTAGGGGTCACTGAGTAATCGGTGGCCCCTAGCACTTCCTCTTTAATACCATGCCTACTCTTGACGATCTCCCAACTCTTGCTACTCTCTCACCAACTGGTGATGACTTGCTTCCAATCTACGATCTTACGGCCCACGGCTCATCAAAGGTTCGTAAGGTTTCGCTGAACCAGATTAATGGTCTTAGCGCTTCGGATGTTGTTCTTGCTGCTGGCGATGCTGCCGTAGTTGCTACCCGACTTACTATCTTCTCAGGTCGGACTGCTGCAACTGCTGCAACCATTCCTGCTGCTTCTGGCGTTCTTCGTGACATCATTATCCAAAACGCTAACACGTCGGCTGGTGCTGTGACCGTCACTAGCCCGTCCACGAACATCTACACATCTGCGTCTGCTTCCGCATCCGCCACGAGTGTTATTGCTGTTGCCACTGTCGCTCGCTACCTTAGCGACGGAACCAACTGGTATCGCACCCACTAAACCCAACCTGCATCCTGCAGCCTTAACCCTGCAGGATGCTACCCTTTCCTAACACCATGCCTATGTACTTGCCAATCCCAGAAGGTCTTGAGATTCCAGAAACTGGAACCTTCGATCTAGTAACCACGTTCGAGAACCGCGAAGGTCAACTTTATCCTATTGCCGTTGACGGAATTCCGTTCCCTGAAACTGAAACTGAAACTGAAGCAGAACCAGAAGCCGAGGCCGAAACAACAGCCGAAGTTGAAGGCGCTCAGGCACCAGACTCATTCATGACCGCTATTGAAAACGCCATGAACAAAAAACAACAACAACCTAAATAACACTATGAAAACTACTGCACTCGGTATCCTGACTATTGTTGCCACGCTCGCTAATGTCGGCGTGCAAGTTCTTAAAGGTGGCGCACCCGATTTTATGGCTGCTTTTGCCGCTGTAACCGCCGGAATCGGTCTCATTAAAGCTCGCGACGACAAGTAATGACCACAGACCAAGGCAAGGACTTTCTACACGGTGTAGCCGGTACGGTAGCCCCTGCTCTTGGGGTTGTCACTTCGTTTCAGGAGCATCTGGAATGGGGCTTACGCATGACTTCACTGACAATCGGTATCGTTGTGGGGTTGCTTTCCCTATTCCGACTGCTTAAGAAACTCTAAATAGGTCAAGCCCTACTCGACCTACAGCACATAACTTAAACATATGAGCGTCATCGGAATCTGTATTGGCCACAGCAGAAGCGGTGACAACGGCGCTGTTAATACGAACGGCGTCAGTGAGTACACTTTTAATAGTGATGTTGGCCGACTTACCGCTGACCTGTTGCGTAAAGAAGGCCATACGGTACACGTTATTGATGAGTACAGCGGCGGTTCCTACTCCAGTGCTATCTGCTGGGTCTCTAATTATATGGCGAAGCTCGGCGTAAATGTAGCTGTTGAGCTGCACTTTAACTCCGCCGGACCGTTCGCTCAAGGCCATGAGTGGCTACACTGGTTCCGCAGCACAAAGGGGCAGCGTCTGGCATCCTGTTTCAATCACGCCTTTAAGGAATCCTTTCCGAACGCTAAGGTTCGCGGCGTAAAGTCCACTAATAGAGAGGACAGGGGCAGCTTGTTCCTGCGCATTACTCGTTGTCCGGCGGTTATTCTTGAGCCTTTCTTCGGGTCCAATAAGTCCGAAACGGATTTTTATACGTCCAACCAAACCAAACTGGCGGAGTGTTACGCCAAAGCCCTAACCGATTATTTAAGCTAATGGCCGAGAACAAAAGACTAGCCTCAGACGCCTTTGCTGTAATTACCCGGCACGAAGGATTTAAGCCAGAGCCATACCCGGACACCAATAAAAAATGGACTATTGGAATCGGTACGCTTATTGGTGACGGCTCCGATAAGGCTCTTAAGTCTAGTCCCTATTATGGCAAAAAGATTAATCAAGTTACCGCGGAGAAACTTGCTACCAAGGCAATGAACGAGAAGATTAATTTGGTAAACCGTCTTTTTGGGCCTGAGAAGTTTAATTCATTTTCTCCTGAGCTTCAGGCGCAGCTTGTTAGCGGGGCCTATCGCGGCGACATCACCCAGTCCCCCAAGGCCATGAAGCTACTTAAGCAGGGGGATTTTACCTCGGCGGCCAAAGAATACCTTGACTTTGACGAGTATAAGAACGCAGACAAGAACAACGCAGGCGGAATCCGCAAGCGCATGGACGAGGCCGCCGCTGTAATTGCCGCTGAGGCTAAGAAAACACCAGCCAAGCCGCTTAGCTTTGCCGACGTAGTTGATAAGCGGTTCCTAAACGAAGTGAAAATAATGTCCGGGCCGCCTTAAAGCTTGACATAGAGCTGGCGAATAACTATATTTGCCTACGATGTCGGCAGCAAACTACGATCTCTCCATCTCTTGCGGCGAGGACTTCAACTTCACGTTGCGAGTCCTTGATGCTTTCGACGATCCCATCAATTTTAATGGATCTACCTACATTGCGGAGATCCGCGAGGAACACAAAAAGCCACTTATTGCAGCATTTGCAGTAACACCTTTGGGCGACGGTACACTCAAGTTTGCCTTAACGGATACCCAAACAAAGCTCATCAGCCCCACTCGAAAGTACAAGTGGGACTTCTTTTGGACCCAATCCGGTGTTACGACAAAACTGCTTTACGGTAGCGTAACTGCCATATCCAACATCAGCAACGTGTAATGGCCTCTAACGAAACATCTAAATACAAGTTGTCCGTCGTTGACGGTACAGAGCTTCAGTTATCGTTGAACGGAGCCACTGGTGCTACTGGACCAGCCAACGTTTTGACGATTGGCACTGTCACGACTGGAGAAACTGGTGTATCAGCCGCCGCCACTATTACTGGTTCCAGCCCTTCGCAAGTACTGAATCTAACTTTGCCAAAAGGAAACACTGGCACAGCTGCTACTATCGCTGCGGGCACGACCACGACTGGAGCAGCGGGCAGCTCTGCATCGGTCACAAACGCCGGAACAAGTGGAGCTGCTGTCTTCAACTTTACTATTCCGCGTGGCGACACTGGAAATACGGGCGCAACCGGTCCGGCTAATACTCTTTCTATCGGCACTGTCGGAACTGGCGCGTCTCCGTCCGTTACTATTACCGGAACAAGTCCTAATCAGACCCTTAACTTTGTACTCCAAAAAGGTGACAAAGGAAATACTGGAGATACTGGCCCGCAAGGCCCAACTGGATTGTCTTCTACTGCATTTGAGTATGTGGCCAAAACTACTTCGACCAGCGGCGACCCGCTATCGTCATTCATCACATGGAATCAGGCAACTCAAGTTAATGCCACTGTTTTAAATGTTAGCCATATAGCAGCTGACGGCGATGACTATGATGTGTTTCTCGCTCTACTTAAACCGAATGACTTTATTATCATCCAATCAAGAGCAAACTCTGACAAGTATCAGAAGTTTCTAATAACAGGCACTCCAACTATTGTTACGAATAGTTACGTCCAGATACCCGTAGCTAACGACTCGTACGGCACAAGCCCAAAGAACTTCGCGAATAATGACACCCTCCTTTTTATTATTCAAGCTGTTGGCCCAACTGGCCCGACCGGACCATCTAATACACTATCCATCGGAACTGTAACTGCCGGAGGAATCGGTGTTGCCTCTGCCACGATTACTGGCACTTCGCCAAACCAGACGCTGAATCTGGTTATGCCCACTGGCGCAACTGGTGCTACAGGAAATACTGGAGCAGCAGCTACTATTGCTGTAGGCACAACTACAACTGGAGCGGCTGGTAGCTCCGCCTCTGTAACTAACGTCGGAACAAGCGGGGCAGCTGTTTTTGATTTCACCATTCCACGCGGCGACACTGGAGCTACTGGTCCAGCTAATACACTTACCGTAGCGAGCACTACAACAGGCAACGCTGGTACAAGCGCGGCGGTAACCATCGCTGGTACTTCCCCTAACCAATCGCTGTCGTTCACCATCCCACGCGGTGATACTGGAGCCGAAGGCCCAACTGGACCAGAGCCATCACTGACGATTGGCGACAACGCAAACACTTCGATCACGCTTGCCGATGCAGACAACAACACAGTGGTGCGCTGCACCGCTGCTACTGCCGTAACGCTCACTGTCCCATCAACGCTGGCCGCTGGCTTTAGCTGCATGGTGATACAATCTGGTGCTGGACAAATTACTGTCACGGCAGGAGCTGGCACGACGCTCAACTCATTTGGCGCACTCGTTAAAACCGCTGGCCTGCACGCGCCAGCGTCGATCATCCGCGTTGCTGCTGCAACCTATAATCTCTCTGGCAACCTTGTATGATCATCCTGCAACAGACTCGCGGATTGCTTTCGAGCAACGACCAGCTCGCGCTCGACCTGCCATTTGCCGAGACCAAATCGCTCACCGCTCGGGTCGGCCCAACGCCAGTATTCACTCGCTCAAGTACAGGCACATATTTTGGGCCGCTCGTAGATGTGGCTGATTTAGGTGTTACAGGGTGGTCTACAGTTGGAATTACGAATGGACGAGCGGAATGGACGAGCACTACTGCTGAAGTTTCCAGAGATCTTTTTTACACTGGAACACAGTGGAAAATTGAAATTGTATATCCAGACGATTTCTACGAATACTTCGCTGCCGAAGGAAGTGAGTGGAGACCCGATCAAGCGAACTGGAGCGAGTCTGGACCATCAGTCACCACCAGTAGCACTTACGGAATCGTTCGGGTAGCAATCAACGAGCCGCGCTTCTACCATAATACCACTGCCCCAAATGCTTGCCATGGGTTGCTGATCGAGGAGTCTAGGACGAACACTTGCCGTCAGAGTGAAAACTTCGGAACTACTTGGACGAATGATGTTGGGCTTGTGGCGATTTCTCTTAACCAGACCACAAGCCCATCTGGAGCAATGGATGCCGACAAAATTTCAGAAAACACAACTGCATCCAATAGAAGAATATCAATTCAAACTCAAAGTTTTGCAAGTGGAACTACATACACATTTTCTTGCTTCGTTAAGGCAGCAGAAAGAGAGTTTGTTCAATTAAGGTTTGGTTCAGCATTTGGAGGACAATTCCAAAACTTTATTGTTGGTGGTGTTAATGCTGGTACAATCGGAAGCGGAGTTGGTGCTACCGCAGCAATACAAGCCTATCCGAATGGATGGTATAGGTGTTCGATCACAGCCGTATCCGCAGCGACTGTATCAAGTCAAGTTACTATTGGCCCGCAAATCTCGTCAACTGCTGCGGCGTGGAGTCCATATATTGGAACCATTGGCAGTGGAATCTTTGTATGGGGCGCACAATTAGAAGTAGGCCCCTCCCTCACATCCTACATCCCAACCACCACAGCGCCCTTGCTTCGCAGTGCGGATGTGTGTAGCATTACTTCATCAACATTGTGGAATTCGTCAGAGGGAACTCTCTTATCCAAGACGATAATTCCAAATGGTGGTTTTGAGTGTTACCCCGCAAACTGGCTTAATTTCTTTGGCCATAGGAGAACAATCTCAAATACTCTTTCTGCCATCACACGAGGAGGAGGAAGTTTTGATATAAATCTTGGAACATTTGTTAGCGGTAGCCTTAGAGTTGCATCTACGCATGGTGGAAACTTGGTGTCAGCGGTTGCTAATGGTGGATCTGTCGTTTCAGTGAGTGGCACTTTGGTGCTCAACCCAACTTCGCTCACAATCGGTTCCGCAGGAGGGGGTGGAACCACCTACATCAACGGGCCAGTCGATTCCATACGCTACTACCGCAAACGCCTCCCCAACGCGAAACTCCAAGCACTCACGGCATGACCGACTACATCCTCAAATTCCCAAGCAAGCAGGTAGCTGAGCAGTTTGGCATCGCCAATGGATTTGCTGTGATTGATGAGTCCGGCGCGGTCGTCTCGACGCTAGCCACCCACGAATATGCCTTGCATGAGGTAGGTGAGCACAATGGTTCTGACTTCTGGGTTCTTTTCCGCGATCTGATCGGCATCCCGATCCCCGAAGGTGGCGAGCAGTTTATTTTCTGGGCATCCAACCAAAGCATCATCAACGACGCTGGCAGCGAGATCTCCATTCCCAGACCAGAGTTTAACCCCGATGTTCCCAACATCTGGTGGGCTTAATCCTTGACCCTGAACCCTCTACCCTGTAATATACACCTATGACTGACACAATCCTCAAACAAAACGCCGGACGCGGCGGTGCCGTAATTGTGACCGCTACAACCGTTCCTGCTGGTAATTACTGTGCCATGCAGTGGGTTACTTCTGGCACAATTACGACGGCCCTAAACGCTCCGCTTCTTTCTGGAACTCAAACGTCAATTACATATCCAGCGTTACTTCGCATTGATACCCCCATTACTGGCGGCACTGGCGTAATTACTGGAACAGCTATCTTCTACAAAGCTATTTAAGCTGAACCAATGCTCGCCGCCAACTACGACATCACCATTGATCGAGCAGCTGAATACAGCTTCGTTCTGACGATTCAGAACCAGCTGAAAGTGCCAATTGATTTGGACCCGCCAGCGTCGGCAGCTTTCGACTTCTATGCCGACATCCGCGATGCCAACACTAAGAAAGAAGTGGTCTCGTTTACAGCAACAATCCTTGACGACGGCAACAACGGTCAAGTAGCCTTTAAACTTACCGAAGCCAACACTCTGTTGCTGAAGCCTTCTGGCAGCTACGAGTACGACATCTTCATGCGACGCGGAAGCGTTATGGAACGTTTGCTTTACGGCTCCGTTACGGTTCGAGCCAACATTACCAAAGGAGCACCAGTAGACCCAATCAGTTAAGACCATGCCCTCAGATACCTACATCTTGACCATTTCCGACGCTGGAGTTTCAGTGCCGTCCACCCACGCCAGCACCCACGTTACCGGCGGTAGCGACGTAATCCCAACTGCGACATCGAGCACTAGCGGCCTGATGAGTGCGGCTATTTTCGATCAGCACGTCACCAATACTGCTAAAGTCTCGAACATCACCCATACTGGCGATGTCACAGATGCTGGTGGTGTATTGACTGTCAATAAGATCAACGGCGTCTCGATGTCTGGTCTAGCTACTGGTATTGTAAAAAACACGACCAGTACTGGTGCGCCGTCGATTGCTGTCGCTGCTGATTTCCCTACGCTTAACCAGAACACCACTGGTAACGCGGCTACTGCTACTCTCGCTACAACTGCTACAACCGCAGTTTCCACTATCGGAATTAATGGTATTTCATTGAAGGAACTAGGCACTGGCATTCTTAAAAACAGCACCAGCACCGGCACACCTTCGATTGCAGTTGCTATGGATTTTCCAATCCTTAACCAAGACACTACCGGAAATGCAGCCACCGCATCTTTTTCCAATCTTGCTAATTATGCTAATGCGGCGGGGTCTGCCACCACAGCATCCACTGCGGAATTCGCTGCAGTAGCTGGTTCTATAGCTGGTGTTGTGGGCTCAGCTACATCATCTGATGTAGCCTTATTAGCTAGATTAGCGGAAAAGGCTACTAATATTGCTGGCGGAACAAATGGCTCTTTAGTATATCAATCATCTACTAATACGACATCTTTTGTTCCCTCTGGTTCATCTAACCAATTTTTAAAGTCGAATGGTACTGGAGCCCCCTCATGGTCCGCTATTAATTTGTCGTCTGCCGAGTCAACTTCAGGCATACTACCACTTTCAAAAGGCGGCACCGGAGTTGGTACTTTGACCCCCGGTGTTATAGTCAAAAACGAAGGTTTACTCTCGTCTGTTGTGGCGCCCTTAGGAAATATTGTAGGTACGACAGATACCCAAATACTGACCAACAAAACAATTACTTCTCCAACAATCAATTCCCCAATTATCTCTGGGGGGACTATATCGTCGCTAACGTCGGCAATCCCAGTCGCTTCTGGCGGCACTGGTGCCTCTACTCTTACTGGCTACGTGAAAGGAACAGGCACTACAGCAATGACCGCGAGTGCTACAATTCCAGTTGCTGATTTATCTGGTTCTATTAGTGTTCAGAATGGCGGCACTGGTGCCTCTACTCTTACTGGCTACGTGAAAGGAACAGGCACTACAGCAATGACCGCGAGTGCTACAATTCCAGTTGCTGATTTATCTGGTTCTATTAGTGTTCAGAATGGTGGCACTGGTGCCTCTACTCTTACTGGCTACGTGAAAGGAACAGGCACTACAACAATGACCGCGAGTGATACAATTCCAGTTGCTGATATTTCGGGAACACTCCCAGTTACAAAAGGTGGTACTGGGGTAACGCTATCTACAGGAACTGGCACAAATGTACTTTCAACTTCACCAACTCTTGTTTCTCCGTTATTAGGTGTACCGACATCCGGTACGCTTACAAACTGTACGGGTCTACCATTAACAACGGGCGTTGCTGGAGTTCTCCCCGTAGATAAAGGAGGTACTGGAAAAGCAACTTTTGATTTTTCGGGACCCCTATATTATGACGATATCACTGGTGAAATTGATATTAACGTAGCGGCGGGCATCACTCCAATTACAGCAGGAGGCACTGGAGCATCCTCCCTACCTGCTGGTTTTGTTAAGTCCAATGGCTCTGTTTTGTCAACTTCACCATCCCCTATCAGCGTTGCAGATGGTGGCACTGGTGCAACTACTCTTACTGGCTATGTGAAAGGAACAGGCACTACAACAATGACTGCCGCCACTACAGTTCCAGTTGCTGATATTTCGGGAACACTCCCAGTTACAAAAGGTGGTACTGGTATTACGACGATTAATGCCTACGGAGCAATGTACGTGAGCAGCTCCGGCGGTGTACTCACAGGTACGCTACCGATCACAAGTGGGGGCACTGGCATTACGGCGGTTACTAACAACGGAGCAATGTACGTGAGCAGCTCCGGCGGTGTACTCACAGGTACGCTACCAGTCGCAAGTGGGGGTACTGGCCTTGCGACGCTTTCTAACAACGGAGCAATGTACGTGAGCAGCTCCGGCGGTGTACTCACAGGTACGCTACCGATCACAAGTGGGGGCACTGGCATTACGGCGGTTACTAACAACGGAGCAATGTACGTGAGCGGTTCTGGTAGTATGCTTACAGGTACGCTACCAGTCGCAAGTGGAGGTACTGGTCAGTCAACGTATGCAGACGGCAATACACTTATTGCGGGCAATCAAAATATTGCAATATCTAGCGCTGGCACTTTCACATTTATTAATCTTACCGGATCTCTTCAGTCTGGTACGAACATGACAAATGGCACCACAAATACTTTCTCGCTCCGTAATTCACTCACCGCAACAAGAAACTTTAATGTGAGAGCAATTGTTGAACTGGCCGTCGCTCCGATTACTATTACAGGTGTTACATTTGCAACCAACGTGGTTACTGTTACGGTATCTGGCGGACATGGGGTTCCATCAACGGCGATCAATATGGATGCAATTGTTACTGGGCTTACCTATACAGGTACAAATAACAACGGGAGTGTCTATATAAGTTATATTAATTCGACACAATTTAGTTTTCCAGTTACTGGGGTTACCGGTGTTGCGTTGGGGGCTACTCCTCAATTTGTGTACGCACAGACTGTCGGTATTCGTCTGGCTTCAGGATCATCTGGGTCGTTATCCACCATAACAGCAACAGAAACCCGTGGACTATTCATACCTCATGTTGTAATGTCCGATTATGGGGCCAATCTTATGACTGAGACACTAAGTCTTTCGCTTACTGCAGCACAAGAGGTGGCTGTGTATGTAACCAATTTTACTTCGACTAACTCTATTATTGTGCGTCGTGCTAAGCTTATCGCCGAAACAACACTATAATGCCAATATCCCAACTACCACAAGCTCCGTACAGGCAAGACCGTAAAGTATTTCCAACGCCAATCGTTGGAGATGTCTTGTTCAGTGAAATTCGTGATTGTAATCGCGGAAACGCTTTTCCTGAATATGGGACGCCACATCCGAACGCACAACGCTGGCCCGACCACAAGCTGGTTTTTATCAAGCCAGTCGATATCGAACGCAACGAGATATTCGAGTTCTTTTATGCAGCAGATCGCGAGAATCAAGATCTCTACAACTTTTCTTTCGGTCTCCAGAGTGTCGGCACGAATCGCCAGTTTCGCGCCGTACAGCGCGAATATGTAACACTTCGTGAGAATTTTCAGCCGTTGGATATTCCGTTTGGGAACCCAATGCCAGATACCCCAGAAGGCAAGTTTGATGGTGTTGAGTACGTCTTCTTTCAAAAACAGCAAAAACGGATAGATCAACAGGAACTCGATTCGCTATACGTCGCTGAAGCTCATACTTACATAGAGAAGGCTTTTCTTGACGACAAACTCTCTTACGCAACACAGCGTACTGATCCGCTGCCATCGAAGTTCCAGATTCTTGTTCCAGAACAGGTATTTGAGCAGATTGTTGAAGGCGCTGCTGAAATGCCAGTCCTTACTGGGTCAGATCTTTCGGTCAAAGAAGATCAACTTAATTTAGATTTAAAGCTAGTTCTTTCAGCCAGAGAAGACCAACTCAATCCGGATGTAAAGCTGGTTCGCACTGTTACGAGAGACCGCAGCCCCCTACCAGTTTCACTCGACCAAAAAGCTACCACTAACGAGAAGCAACTGGCCACAGTCACCGAAACAGTACAGTCTGGCGACACGATTGAGGAACCGTCTGCTACAGTAGATATCGAAAGTCAAGCATTGGGCGATGGCACTTATGTTGTCCGTAAGACCGAAGTACCAGAACTGTTCACAGCCAAATCTTATTCGGCGGAAAATCCGGACCTTGTCCCGCCGAAATTTCGTGCTGCGCTCCCAACTACGACCGAAGAAGCTAGTGAGGTTGGAGTTGCAGCTCCGATAACTTTAGAAAGTGGTGATCTAGCTGCTACTGAACAGCAGCAAAATAAGTTCGTCAAACGGAAGAGAAAAACAAAACGGGATCTAACGTCTCTTCCGCAAGCTCTATATCAAAAGACGACTACGAATGAAAAGCAATTGGCAACAGTTGTTGAGACGCTTCAAGTCGGTGACACATCAGAATCACCGTCAGCGTTGGTTGACATCCAAAGCGAAGCGATGGGTGATGGTACTTACGTTGTTCGCAAAGTGTCAGTGCCCGCACTTTTCACAGCTAAGTCTTATTCTGTTGAACGACCCGACGTAACTCCACCAAAGTTTAAGGCTCTTATTCCTGAAACTACAACACAGCAGAATTCTATTGGTTCTGCGGTCCAGCCAAGGCTTACCGATGGCGTCCTTGCAATTACAGAACAACAAGTTGATCAATTTGTAAAACGCGTGGTAACAAGCCAACGCACTGCAACCCTCCCGAAAATATTGACTCAAAAAGCTACCACGGATGAAAAATTAGTGGTTAAAATAACTGAAACTCTCCAAACTAGCGAAGCTGTTGAACCCGCCACCGCTAAAGTTGACATTCAATCAGAAGCATTGGGTGATGGGACTTATATTGTCCGCAAAACGGAAGCCCCAGAAGTATTCAAGGCTACGGTGTATTCAGAAGAACGCCCCGATAATGTGCCCTTAAAGTTTAGATCAAATCTACCAGTTAGAACTACAGAAGAATCTACTGAGGGGACTGTTGTTAAACCTGTTCTAAAAATCGGGCAGTTGAGCGTGGAGGAGAAACAACAGAATAAATATGTAAAGCGTGTAAGAACTTCAGAAAGAAATATTGCCAACGCACAAGTACTCACACAAAAAGAAACAACTAATCAGAAACAAGTAGCTACTGTATTCGAAAGTTTTAAAGCTGGTGACACTGATGTACAACCTTCTGCTACGGTTGACATTCAATCAGAAGCATTGGGTGATGGAACTTATATTGTTCGCGAAACAAGATTGCCGAGTTTATTTAAAGCCGAATCTTATTCAGCTCAAAAACCAGATATTATCCCAGATAGATTTAAGACCGAACTGGAGACCGTTACAGAAGAAAAATTTGTAGAAGGAAACGCAGAGCCCGTAAGTCTAAATAATGGGGAACTTCAACGCACTGAACAACAGATCAACGCATTTGTTTATCGGGAGCAAGTAGTAAGAAGAGATCTTGCTGATAGCGTTGAGCTTGATCCCGTAGAGCGTACTTATGTTGAAGGCACTAAAGTAACGGTCAAAGAAAAACTTTCTGCGGATAGCGCTGCTAAAACTGGGCTTCATATAGTTCAATCAGAAGTAACAAATGTCGGCGACGGCAAATTTATTGTGCAAACCGTTGAGGTAAGCCAGTGGCCTAAATTAACAAGTTCAGAGTGGGATTATGAATTAAATACTCAAATTCAAAAAACCGAAGAATTTGTTGCACCGCCAACTGATTTTTCTGACGAAAACGTACAATTTAAAATTGTTAATGAGGACAGATCGTTAAAAATAAAAGAAACGGCTCCGGAGGCAGAGTTGGAACAATATCACATGTCGTTCCCAGTTCGTATTGATGTTCAGTTACCTAATGTTCTAAAAAAAGTAGACGTAAAATGGATTAATGAAAAAGCAGAGGGTGACTATAAAACAGATTGGCAAGGAAGTTCTTCCGGTGATCGTGTAAGTCTAAGCGGGGGTGAGACCAACTCTGTAGATAGTTCTTGTACCGTGAGGCCTGAACTAGTTATTGATATTGAACAACCGTGGGGGGCCGATTTACCTGCGACAGCACATGTATTTTTTATCAAAGGTAGAGCTGGACGTATTTTTTCTGAATCAGATATTAGAGGTAAAGTCTCTGAACTAGCTGGTGGATCTGTACAAGCTTGGCCTGTTTTTAAACCCGTATCTCATACAGTACTTCTTCACGGTGTCAAGGCCACAATAACTGCAAAAACAACCGCTAATGCCTCATTGACTAGGGATAAGGATAGTCAATCTAATGATCTAACTACTGGCGAGGGTGAGTCGTTTGATTACAACCACTCATTTACTGCTGTAACAATACCGCCAACCATCCACCAAGCTATTAATTTTTCTAATTCTGAAGACCAAACAGAAAGCGTAACCGCTACATGTCAATCTGGGTGGGTTGGCTATGGTGGTTTTCCTTCGGCTAATGTGCTTTCTTCAGTTACAAGAGACGTAAAAGGAAAAGTTGAACCAAAATCTTTAGAAAAAACTTCACCAGAAGTAATACCTAGCAATGGTTTTTATATTATAAAAAGTACTGTCGAGCCCTACAAATGGGGTTACGCAAAATGTATGGTTATTGTGCTAGATGCTTCGGAAATAGGTCACGAATAACTTATAAATTATTAATTAATATTGTTGATGAATATTACCCAAGATATGCGGGAAGATATTGAAGAAGATATGAACGAGTTTATGGAAAAATCACTAAACGATTTTTACTCCCTAAAAAAAACTCCTAATCTTACGCCGAGTGATTTAGCAGATGTAATAGAAATTCGTAAAACAGAAGACCCATTACGACCAAGAAAGCTTGCAAAACCGCCGAAACCAATACGTATCTATGGCCCATGTAGATAAAAGAATTAAAAAATGAATGGTAATATTGATAAGCTCAAACGATCTCCTAGGGTAGATAATCAATTATTTCTTACCTCAAATAATTTTTATGGGGATATTGATAAATTTGTAAAAAAATCTTTAGGGCAATTGTTAATACCAAAAAAATCTGAGCATATAGTCACGACTAAAACGCCCGCTACGGTATCACGCACTATAAAGCAAGACCCCTACCAGCCACGCATCGTTGAAGAAATAGTTGGAGTTAGGAAAATTAAAAAAATATTTAATCCCTGTATTGTCCCAATTCTTTTCCAAGTGAGAAAGGGATCTGGTTCTGCTTTTATCTCCAATAATAACCTCCATACAGGTACAAGTGGTCAAATACTTTACGCCAGCGCCACACTTGAATATAATGATTCAGTATTTAAAGCAGCTGACTGTACCGTAAAAAGGCAGGGTAGTGGATCACATACTGCCAGAAAATATACTAGAAAGACCGGAAATCATATTATTACGGGTTTTGATGGTTTACCCTCCTCGACGTTTACTAAAACTTGCGATGATGCGGGATGTGAGGAATATGATTATGACTTTTGCCCGCAAGGACCAACTACGACAGGTAAGTTGGATGTACTTAATATTGAGGGTAGAATTTCGTATTGTAATAGTGGGGACACCCAGACTGGTATTGGATCTTGTGTCAGCGGGGCTCAATGCAAAATTATTGAAAACTTGCAGTGTAGCGAAACTTCAAGAACATGGGTCATAAAACGGCTTGGTGAGCTTAACAATTTCGAGTATGAAACGTATACGGAAAAAATAAATTTATCAAATGGATATACTAGGGAAGATCCCGAGTCATGGGCACGCGCAAACTATAAATCTAGCACTATTGATTATCGGTCAAAATTTCCTTTTGACTTTGTGTCAGAAGTGAATTCTTTGGCCTATTCGACGACTAGTGCTTTTAATTCATTCGGCGGATTCACTAGTGACTCAGTGCTTCTATCCTCGTCGGTTACTATTGAGGGGGCTTCATCTTATAGATTAATTGTACCAGCTGTACGATCTGGTGAAGATACTTTTGCGCCGTCCCCTACTGGTTATTTGAAAGTTTGGTTAGAAAGAATTTTATATATAAGATTTTTTGACAGCACAGGTCCAGTATATGAGTATATTAGCGAAAAATTTACTAAAGTAATTAAAGACACAAAACCAAAAAGTACAGTACTTTTAGGACCAGACTGGGATCCAGATTCTGGCCTCGGCGCATATTATCCATCAGATGATATACCACTTCGAGATCATTTAAACGGACCCCTAGTTACCCCCAGCGTACAATTCGAGAAAGCCGTGTGGATTAATGTAATAGGATATACTACTGACGAGTATTATGAAGGAGACGATCCGCCACAGCAATAATTAACTGCATACATGATCTACAAAAACCATAAAACTAAACTAAACTAAACTAAACTAAACTTATAATGGACAATACAGAGAACACAATACCACCAAAAGTGCGAAAAATAATGGACTATATCGCTGCGTCCAAAGAACAACATAAATTATATCATAATGAAGCATTTGGCCTTCAAGACCCAACTACCGACAATCAACCTGATAAAACACAAGACTTAGATTTGAGTATTAAACCACCAGCTTTTACAGAGATGATTAGGTCGGCTAGTTCATCAGTATTTAACTTTGCACAAAGTGGTTTCTCAGTGGTGAATGCGGAGACTCTTTCTGCACGAGAATCCTTATGTAAAAGCTGTGAGTTCTGGGATTCAGAAGCTATTAACGGCACTGGTCGCTGTAAAATATGCGGGTGCGCAACATGGGTAAAGCTTAGGATGGCCTCGGAAGAATGTCCAATCGGCAAGTGGTAGTCTGTTCTTGACCCCCAACCCTTTTTCCTGTAAATTCTGACCTGTTATGAAGACCAAGACTAAAAAGCAAGTGGCCTACCTGCTTAGTAAAGTTAGCCCCCTCAGCGACAAACAAGAAGGCAAGCTGAAGCGTGAGCTTCACAGCGGTGAAGTCAAAATCAAACCCAAAAAGTAATGCACGCAACCACACTAGGATATCTAAACCAGCAGCTTAGTAGCTACATAGCCCCGGGCCAAAGTTTCGCGCCGAGCCTTAACCAAGCGCTGGAAACCATTTACGGAATGGGCGCTTGGCGGGACCTTACAATTCAGGGTACCTTTAGTTGTGGCAACGGGTACTTTAGTTTACCAGACTTGGGCGAGAGTGTGTTGTACGCCGCTGTTGACAATCAGTCTGTGCGCGTGCGCAGCTTGTGGCACGACTATCGTGTTAATGGATTTTCCGAAGACAACCTTATTAATTTTGGTATTGTCGATGACGGATTTAGACCAGTTCAGGTTGACTTGCCTTCTAGCGGAGTTGACGTGTTGTTTGCGGTTCCGTCCGCAGAAGCTATTGGGAACGTGAGTCTGAACGAAAATAATGGCGAACAAATTAAAATAATTGGGTACGGCTCTAACAACTATGTTCTCGCAGAGCAACTTGGAGCGACCTTTGACTTCCCAGAAATTGTTACCGGAATTCACGAGCTCCAGTATAGCGGGCTAGTTAACCGCTACGACATTCGTTTAACTGCCAACGACCCAGCCACCACAATTGCGACCGTGGGTCCCGGCGACGCTGTTGCACGTTTTAGACGATACCGCGTCCCACAAGCAAAGGCCGGAAGCTTCGCCCACGTACTTTGTAAGCGAAGGTTTATTCCCGTTCAAAATGATTCCGATTCAGTATACATTAACAATATCCCGGCGCTAAAACATGCATTGCTCGGAGTATTGGCTGAGGACAACGCAGACCTTGAGCGCGCTGAGATTCACTGGGCCAAGTGCCGCCAGATCTTGGATGAGCAGCTCGACCAGTACCGAGGACCTGCCCGCCCCAGTCTAGATCTTCAGCTAGCCGGGGACGGTATTAATAGCATTAGTAATTTTTACTAAACAGTAAAGCGATGCCAGAGTCATTTCAACAGGCAGTAGAGTCTAGGTTTGCAGCCTTACCATCCGCTGCGGTTATCGCCGGGATTGAACAGGCTAGAAGAAAGTTACAAATTGGGACGGTGCCGGGGGCCTCTAAGGCTTTAGCTAACGTAAAACCTTTGGTCAAGGGGGCTCGAATAATAGACGGGGCTGTTCAACTTGGAAAAACTGCGTACCTAGTTGGTAAAGAAGGAGCTAGAGAAGGCCATGCAGAAGCTGGCGAGGCTTTGACAAAAAAGTCATTACCCCGCCAAGTTGTAGAGACTATACTAAATACAGCGGGCTCGATGTCAAAGTACGGCGCGTATAAGGAAAAGTTAGATAAAAAAGCCTTTGAAGAATCCCTTAAGAAAGAACCTACGGCAAACTGGGTTGCCGAGCAAAATTATGGTAAAAGACCTGACGGAACTGATAAAGGCCCCGGCTACCTCGGAGCTTTAAAGCTGCCCGACGGCAGCGTCGCTACGGAGTACACCACCCAAAGCGACGCGGTAAAGGTCAAAGGAAAACGGATTGACTTCCCGACTCTGGTCCCTACCCTTAGTAAAGAAGAAGTCTCTGCGCTGCAAAACGATATTATTCCGAACAAGAAAGATATTCCTGAGCCTGTTATGCGCAAGGCTATTGATCACGCTAACGCGCGGCTGCAAAAAGGTCTTAGCGTTTTTAAATAATACTCTAGTAATTTTTACTAATGTAGTATTGGACCGCGGCCCAGAGCTCGTACTGGATCTCAATTGGTCCAAACTCATCGTTGCGGAATCTGCTGTAGATAATTTCAGCGCAGTCCCGGCACCACTTTATTAGCGTCTCCTCGTCATTTACTGGCAACTCGTCAATGCCCATAGGTCCAGATCCAAACCAATGAAGTCTGGGCCGTCGCAAATCGGCGTTGCGGCGACCCATAATTCTCCATACTCGCTTTGCAGAGCAAACTTTAGTTGTCCTTGCTCTGTGTCGATATAGTCCATATTCTACCGCTTCCTGTGCTGACGCTAGTTATGCTGCGCAGCGTTGGGTTGGCCTTTGAGTACTCTTCCGCGCTGCTCAGATCCCGCTGCAAACGCATTGGGTCCTTAAGTAGCGGGAACGTCCTAAGCTCTTCGACCTTGTTCATTTCAACGAGAAGCTCGGTAGTGGTGCCGGTCCATTGCTCAACTTTTGGATTCGATTCCTTAAAGTACTTAAGGAAGATGTCCAGTAGTTCTGTTGAGCCCTGACGCGTACTGCTGTCCCTTGCGCTATTCTCAATTAGCGGGTGGAAATAACTACGTACGCCATAACGTGCGTTACCTAAAACTCCTAAGCCCGGCTCGTAGTCTAGCAACCACTTGGCAAAATGCGGTAGCTCTTTGCGGATTAGGGCCTCTTGTTTGTCGTTAGCAAGGAACTCGTGCCTTGCGTTGTCGCTAATCCTAAACGCCATTAGCTTGTCCCTGTTGCTGCTCTCCAAGTTGGGGATCATGCTTAGACTGTTAGGGTCCTCGTTTAGGGTAATAATAATACGGCCGAACCATGGAATGCTAACGCGGTCCGCATACTTGGCCTCGACCGCAACCCGTGGGTTCGCCACGAGCCTTTTCAACATTTCCACAAACTTACGGTGGTCCGCAAAGTTTGTCGCGCTAACGGTATCGTCCACGGCCCAGACAGGAGCCTCGCTTAGGCTCTTGTTGAAGTTGGTCTTGGCGCTAAGGAACTCACTGGCGTCTTCTGCTCCACCCATAAGCTCGCCCATTATGAACTGGCTAAGCAGGGTCTTGCCGCGTCCCGCCACGCCTACAATGATCACTGCGTGGCCACTAAGCTGCTGCTTGTAGTGGCTGGCCTTGTACGCGCGGCTAAGCCATGCGTACCAGAAGTCCAAAGGCATTGCGCCAATCTCGTCCGCAACAGGATCAAATAGTCGGCTAAAGAAGTCATACAGCCACGGCCAGTGGATTGGATCTCCAGAATCTGCAGGCGTAATGGCTTTGCAGCGGCTGGTGTTCACGTAACGGCGACCATCGTTATCCGCAACTATTTTGTCGGACCGGAACACAAAAGGCCCCGCCCCGTCCACACGATTGTTTGTAATAATGTAGTGCAGCGCACTTTCTACGTCGGAAACTTTTTGCCCCTTTTTCTTGTCGTAGCTGAACCCCGCCATTTTTAAGTGCAAAATAACATTGTCCCGAATATTGCGGACCGGGCCCTGCGGACCAAAGATCCAGAAGTCTCTTCCGTCGTACCAGATATCGCTTACCCCGTCCACAAGACGACGGGTCTCGTACTGCTGGATAAACTCATTACCGAGGATTTCTCTCCAGCTAATGAACGGCGCGCCAGCACGGTCGCTGTAGCACAGCATGCCTTCCTGCTTCACCACCGCACCGTCACGGTCAATGCCATCCTGAATCCAGAATAGTGGACCCCGAGCCCCTTCTACAAAATCACCTTTCCAGCGGTTCGGGAATCTCTTTTCAATTTCCAAGGCTACAGATTCAAGAGGCACGTTAACGTCGGTTACGGTTGTTTTCCCGAGGCCCGTTTTGAATACCGCGGTTAGGACATCGTCGGCGCTAATTCCCCCACCAAGCGGGGTCCACTTGGTCCCAATATCGAAGTACTGGGACGGATTAACGCTGGTCTTGTCGTACCCAGCGTGTAGCTTGGTGCCTTGCACTAGCTTGGCCAAGTGCTCGAGTACCCCTCCTGCTGTAAACTCGTTAACAATAGCTGGCGTAGCGAGCTCCCACACCAGCCGCAAGTAGCCGCTGTACGTAACCACAGCCCATGTTGGTTTGGGGGTTCCCTTACACCTTTTCTCAAGGTCCGCCTCAAGCGTGCCCCAGCTTACCGGAGCATCATAGTCTAAAACTAAGGCATGAATTTTACAGGCTGGGTTGTCTGCGTTAATGCGTTCTGCAGGATTTAAGCCCTCAACTCCGCTAATAAATGCGTGCTTGGTGTTTGCGTCACCACACCACATGCGGAACGCGCTTTTGCTAGAGAACGCCGGATAGATTGGCGTGTAAGTTTTTGGGTCAATTTGGAAGGCCGTGGTTGACCGTAGGTTACTAATTGCGAAATACATATTTATTTTGTGTAAATTTTTGTAATTGATCCCTCAGCGCTCAAAGGAATATCTGGAATCCATGGTGGGGGTGTGCTCATAATCTCGGTAACATGCTGAAGTGTTCGTTCAGCATCGGCGTCTGCACACTCAATAATTACTTCGTCGTGGACGTGCAAGATTATTTTGTGGCCAGCGTTCTCAATATTCATGAGCTGGTAGCAAAAAATATCTCTGGCCAAGCTCTGGCTGCAGTTTTCTGTAATCATGCCGTGCCACGGGCGCACAGCCATTGGCTTACCATTGCGGACTAGTGTGCACGTTACGGACTCTGTTCCTTGGGTTACGTTGCGGTATGTAATTGAGTTGCCGCTAGGCAAGTCGATTTTATACTCGTTGCTGGTCGCGGCTAACTTGAGTTGTCGTTTGTAGGTTCTCCAAAGTTCTACAACTTTTTTCATTTTTGTTTGGTATAGGTTTACGCTTTTGTTGGCCTCTTTTTCTGAGCACTTCATAATCATTGCGTACTTTTTAGCGCTTGCTCCGTATCCGCAACCCAACACCATTCCTTTAACGGTCTGTCTTAGCTCCTTATTATTCTCACGCAGGGAACCCTTTGATTCGTCCCACAACCCGAAACGAATTGCAAACGCCCCGTAAATGTCGTCGCTTTTACGAATCTCTTCTAGCGTCTCGTGGTCTTGAGCGAGCCAGCAAAGTGTGCGAACTTCAATCTGACTAAGGTCCACGACAACCAAGGTGGTTCCCGGAGCCGCCTCGATTTGACTTCTTAGGTCCACACCAAACATCTCACCTCGCGGTAAGTTCTGAAGATTTAAGTTTCCACCGCTTCCGCTAAATCTTTTTGTGTGAGCCCCGCAATACATTAGACCACCATAGTAGCGGCCCAGACTTGTTCCGCGTTCAAAACTTTCGACCTTTTTCAATAGCGAATTAATGCGCCTCCAGTTCCGCACAGCGTATACCCAAGGAAATTTATCTGCGTGCTCGTCCATCCATTTCTCGCAGTCCTCGTCACCCATTGCCCAGCTTAGGGGCGGCGTAATCCCCGCGCTGCGGCAAGCCTTGTTTGCTTCTTTGCGGCTTAGCAGCGCGCCGGTATCTTTCCAAGGGATATTTTGTTCTGCGTCCCACAACACAACCCTTAGTTTCGCGGCGTTCGCTGCTATTTTTTCCTCGTTTACTGGGATGCCGCGCCAGCAAATAACGCGAGTGTGGCGGCTATATGCACGCTCAAACTCCGGCCAAGTTTCCTGCATAGCGTCCCATAATTTAAGACACCAACGGCTATCTTCCAACGCGTACTCGGTAACTTCTTTTTTGAATTCTGGGTCCATGGAGTGCCAGTCTAGGCCCTTCATGTTATCGCGGGTACCCTTACTTATGTCGTGACCAAAAGTGTATTTAACGGCTTCCTTTAGGCTCCGCGGTCTGCCACAATAAGCCGCCATGTCCGCTGTGCAATGCCACTCCTTGTAGGCCACTAACGGCCACCAATTCTGGTTGACACCGTATATGTAAAGAGACTCATCGAAAAAGGCGTTATGGCTTAGGACACGCTGATCTTCTAACAGCGTCCAATCAAAATCTTTAGGGTGGCCACAGAACTCGTAACCGGTATCACTTACAACCGATACCATATAAGCGTCAAACTTAGGATGGGAGAAATACCCACGAGGCCCGTATACCCTAACAGAGCACTCTTTGTCATAGTATGTTTCAAAATCTACTGCGTACGTTTTCATATTAGATCAAAAATTAGGCCGCGCGCGTAAATCTATACGCACGCGGCCGTTAATTATTTAGGGTTTATTCTTCAAGCTCGAACTCGAGTTGATCGGCGGGTGCTGGGTTTGAGCGCAGGCGATCCATTTCGTTTTCGATTGCTTGACGAACTGTCTTAAGACCTTCCAGTTGAACCGCCAACTTAGTGAGGTTGCCCTCGAGCTCCTCAATAACAGCCTTAACGCTGTTACTTTCGCGGCTAAGATGCGTAAGCGGTTTTTCCAGTACGACTAGTTTAGGGTTCATTAGGCGTTACCTCCTGCTACAAGTCGATTAATAAAGGCCACAACAGCGTCCGAGGACTTGTTAATGCTACGTCCAAGGACCGGCACGTACCAACTGTACTTGCCGCGCTCAAGAAGCATAGCGCTAAGGTTCCAAACTTGCTCGTGCAGTTTCACGTCGGGGTTGCCAACGTGGAAGCTGTTAACAATTTTGAACGTGTGGTCGTACGCAAAACTCTGCACCGTAAGGCGAGCGAGTTGGTATGGTGTGTCGTTAAGAAGGAACGGAAACAACTCGGAAGCTTCTTCCTCGTCCAGTCCGTTAATCTCTTCAATGTGCGGGATTAGCACCGTAATATCTGCGCGCGGCACAATCTCACGGTCGGTCTCGCGCCTAAGTTCTTCCAGCTGCTCAAGAGAATATGCAACACGTGGTTGAATATCTCCATCATAAGGAACCTTTTCGGTCCAGCTTTTATGAATTGAAACAACGTTCACGGGAATTTTTTTGCCCGCCGGAACAACTGTAACGCGTCGGTCCATAACCAAATCGCCGGGGTTACCCTCGATTTCGCTCATTTTATGGATACAATTAAGACGAGGAATATGGAAGTCCTCGGCATTGAAGCCTGCATTAAAGCTAGGCGCTGTAATCACATTTGCTGCCGGAGCAGCCACTACTGTTTCTGTATTTGGTACACTCATAACTCTGTTTTCTTTTTTACAGCTATTGTTATTTTACTGGCTACAATTGCTGCGGTACTTGCCTTCAGTTTTATTCTTGGGTCAGGGTGAACCTTTCGGCGCCCTTATCCAAAATTCTTTCGGCCTGCATGCCGTCTTCAAATTCGCGAGCCCACGCGGTCTTTTTACCCTTAGGGGCTTTACTTGCGTAATGGTCTCTAATTTTGGCCAGTGGCACATCGCTGAGTTGAATAATGTCGAAAGCGGTCAGGCCGCGCTCAGAGGCATAACTGAGGAATCCAGCTTTGTCCACAATAATCTTTCGGGAACCTAAACTTTTTAGGCGCAGGCCCGGCAACTCGTGGCCCTGCTTGGCCATTTCAACGGCACGGTATCGAATCCCTTCTGCCCACTTTTCTACAATTGTAGCAACAACGTACATGCGCGCCAGTACTTCTGGGTCCTCAATATCCTTGCCTGAGATGTTTCCGCTGGGAAGCTGTTCGGGACTATAACGCTTAACGACCTCCTGTGCGGTGTGACCCAAGGCGGGGCATCTGTCCTTGTGTAGGCAGTACTGGCAGCTGTTGCTAATGCTAAGCTGGCCCCAATCTGGGACCCCGCCAAAGGACCACTGCGGTCGGGTACGCGTGGCCTGTTGAATTGCAGCGCTTAGCTTGTCAATGTACTCCGCGAGCTTCTCGCGGGTGTACTCGCCAACCAAAAGTTCGTTTCGCTGCGGCATGCTAAAGCTTGCAAATATGGAGTTTACTTCTGGGAACATTTGAAATACGCCAACGGCGTACGCAGTGCTCTGCCAATTTTCGGGCGGGGCGTCTACTTTTCCAATGCCTGTTTTGTGGTCATGGAGCACCGCGCAGTTACCGGCCACCGCGACAATGTCCGCGGTACCAAATGTTTCGCAGCCGTTAAGCTGCATTTCCAGACGAATTTCTTGGTGAATAACTGGCTCGATTTTTGTGCGTGTGCGCAGAAATTCAATTGCGCCGTCCATGTCCTCGAGAAGCTTCTCATAGATTTCAACTTCTTTCTCGTCATGCAGGGCGCTTGGGTTTCGGATTTCAACGGCTTCGTGGATACGTGTGCCCATTTCTGCGGCCGAGTTTGTGCCGCCCCTACTCTCCCAGCCGGGGCAGTTGTTAATGTGCTTTAGGCTGCTCGGTCCAAACTCTGCGTGAGGACGTGCGCTGTGGTCTACGTTTTTATTTTCCATATGGATTAATGTGTGTTTGAGTAATCTGTTCGGCGTCGGCCAGTAAGTGTTCTTTAACTGAGTTTAAGGATTTTAGCAATCCTTTTATTTGAACACTTTGTTTTGAGTCTGGCCCGCTGTACTTAACGCATAATTTATGCATCTGCCTTAGTGCTGCTTTTGATGTGCTTAGAAAAATTGCTAATTGTTTGTGCGTCGTTAGGTCCATGGTAAGGGATAATTCTTACACTAAATCAAGATTTTCGTCAAGTCGCGTGTATTCAATACCGTGCAGTGTTTGGAGGTTCTCACACTTTTTGTTAATAATGTTGACTACGTTTTCTTCGACGGTTCCCGCCGCAACGACAACAAGCTGCAGCGAATCTGATTTAGCGCCGTTGCGGTGTGTGCGACCGAGCACCTGCAAGTGACTCTTAGCGTTAAAGGTAGGACTTATTAGTGACACACGCTGCCTTTTTCCGCTTACGTCATGGAGGCTGAGTCCAGTCCCACCAGCCTCAATGTTAATAACCAGAACTTGGTCAGTGTCGTTTTGGAAGTTGTCAATAAATTCTTGGCGTTTGGTGCTTAATTGACCGCCCTGTACCACGTTACATTTAAGTTCTTGGGCTAACTTTTCCGCGGTCTCTCTGAAGTTAACAAATAAAATTACCGCCATATTCTGGTCAATATAGTCTTGTGCAAGCTGGACTAAATTCGCCACCTTATTAAGTTCCGCTTCCTGCCGAGCACGGAGCAACCGCACAATAAACGGCTCGCTTTCTTGTTCTTGGTCCTCGTCAATTGTCGAATCAATAATGTAGCTCGTTAGTGCTTCCTCACTAATCTTGTATCTTGAATAAACATCCTTGGTGCAAGATACAGGAAACATGTGTACATGATTCTGTTTAAAACTATCGGGAAAATCTTTTACAGAAAGACGATACGCTATTCCACTGGGCCCGTAAAGTTGCTCTTTGAGTTCCTTTAGTTTTTCTTTATCGCGCAAGTACCAGCTTCCCCAAGTATCTTGGGAGCACCCAACAGAATACATCCACCCTACCCAGCTGCGCAAAGGAGCCTGCGGTGAGTTTAAATTATGCAGTCCGGTTGCGTAGCCCAGAGCACGCATTTCGGTTGGGTCTTCGCAAGCGGTTGCGCTAAGCAAATGCAGTTTATATTTTTGCTGGGCGGCGCTAATAAGCAGCTGAGCATTTTGGGAATAAGCCCCCTTGCACTTATGGACCTCGTCAAAAATAATTAGTGTGTCCGGCGGGAGCGCCCAGCGCATTATTTTTTTCCCTACCTTTTTCAAGTAAACTGTGTTTCCTGTGCGCAGCGACTCGTAATTTAGGACAAACAAAGGTTCAATTCCATGTTCTGCAAGTTCACGCTTCCAGCTAATTATAACAGATTTTGGGCAGACCACCGCCACCGGATAGCCAAGCGCAATTGCGAGGCTAACGCTAACCACAGTTTTGCCGGTCCCAACCATGCTTGTGTCTAGAGTATTTAAACCTCTATTACGGTGAACGCTTATAAAAAAATCTCTAGCTTTTTGCTGCGCTGGAAACAATGTTTTCATGATTCAGTATATACAATATAATCAAAATATTCAAAACCGTTGCCGTCTACAAAGTACGGTTCGTATTTTATTTTAGTAATTTTTTCGTTAGTGTTTAGAAGAAAATTACCAACAATTAAACACGGTCCGCCCGGAGGGTCCACCATGGTGTAACCGTCTGGGCCCCCAGCGAAGCTCCACGCCAGCCCGTCACTATCTACCCGCCAAATCCATTTATTAGGATTTAGCTTTACGAGTGTTACGTCGTTTCCGTAGCGGTTCTTGGATACTATTTTCATTTGCGTATTTACCGATTAATGCTGCGTCTATAATGCCGTCGTGTGGTACTTTGCTTTTACCGACACACCAATCTTGAGTCGGCCAAAGCAGACGTGCTTTAGCCAATGCATAGTCTTTTGTCAAGCCTTTGGGCACTTTACTTCCTAACATATTTTTGTGCCACTCTGGAACCTGCACGCGCACATAAGGTATGTCCGCCGCGCTACACATTCCAATTAGTTTACCAAAGCTTATAGACATGCTCCTCATGCTCTGCAAAGTTGCCGCGTAGTAAAGTGGTTCCTCTATGGCTACCAGTGGGTCTTTCCAAACCTTTAACCATTTAAGAAGAGATTCAGGATCTATTTCTCGGAGTCCTGCAAACTTAGTGTTCGGCATGCGTAGTACGTCTAGTATACGTCCGGTCGCCGCGTCCATTGCGCAGCAGCCTCCGTCTAGCCCGTTATCTATGCCGATTATATTTTTATGGGACACCCATACAACTTACTGTAAATAAGTTGCAAATGTCAAGTCTGGTTAACAAGTTTTCGCGGGCGTACAACAACCGGTTGTACCGTACTACGCTTTATTTTTACCCCGGTTAGCCTAGCCGCTAACGCTTGCGCGTGTTCGGGGGTCGGTGCAATTATGGCGTAATCTCTGAAATTAGGGTCTGTAAACGCTACGGCGTGCCAATGAAGTTTTCCTGTTTTGTTTATTGGTTCTAAATTATTTTTCATTATTTATTGAATCGACTAGCTCATTAATCGCAATTTCAAGCAGGTCCAGTTCTACTGTTAATTGTTTTGTTGACCCCAACTTTTCCTTTTTAGCTCTTCTAAAGTAGGCCTCTTTAAGAGCGGTCAGGATCAGTTTCTGTATTATTTGTTTCTCTATCTGTTCTGTTTTCATGTGATTGTTCTAAAGCTATTTGTCTCCACCTCTCAGCCTCTGCTTTCCATAACGCTGCTTCTTTAAGGGCTGCGTTTTTGTCGGCAATAATCGTTGAGATGGCGTCGTCTACAGCACTCATGGTCGATTTTTAATTTTACGTTTAATGATGTCGAAGAGGGACATGTGTGCGATAATTGAATCGAAATGTCGAAGACTTTTTTCGCACGACGGACAGACGGGTTCTTTCAGCCGTTCATCTGGCGCGTTGTTACGGCGTCCTTTACAGCCGCACATCTTGCAGGTGTAGCGACGTGACGGCAGCTTAGTAGAACTCTGGTGGTTTGACATGTCTGAAGGGGTTTCCGCTTTTGGGTGGGTGTACTCCGTCCATCCAGAACGTCTGCGCTTGCGTTGTTCTGGCAAAACCCACACACATCAGGATCTCGAAATACGCTGACGGGTATTGTTCGGCCAGACGCATGGCTTCTGCCTGTGCGGCTTCAAGTGTGGCGTGGCGTACTTTAGGTGCGTTATTATTGTATCGGTATACGTAGTAGTATGGTTTCATAGATTTATTTGTTGGAAGCCCACATCAGTCCGACATTGGCTAGTGCATAAGCGCACCAGACTAATGCCCACGGATAGTTGCCGCTTACAGCGTGGGACACGCCGACTACTGCGTACAGAACGGTAACTACGCCGATGATGTGGGATTCGTCAATCATTAGTTATAGTTTTCTTCACGAAACATTTTGTTGAGTTTCCGAACGGCGTTGCCTGAATGAATGATGTTGAGGTCGTTGTAAAGCTCAATAAGCAGTCCTCTGTATTCGTCGCGCTCGCGTTCCAGCTTTTGGCATAAAAAAACAATTGGATTTTCATATGTAATTTTGTTGGCATTAACCCAAACATCCTCCTGTAAGAATTTAAGATGCTTGTTTGCCTTTACACACTTGTCGGTTTCTGGTGTGTCACTCATGGCTTCGGGGGTAGGGATTGGAGGACTGCCCTGAATGATTCAAAATCGTTTTCATCTAGCCATTCAGCGTGATCCCACGCATCGACAACTTTGTCCAAAGCCTCCGCCAGCCTGTCGCGTTGCTCGCGCGACTGATAGACCATACGTTCGAGCATAAGAGTACCTTTGTGATTGGCTTTAATCTGCTCCGCCAGCCTGTCGCGTTCACGTTCAAGTTTTCTGGCGAAGGCTGAGAGAACAATGGAACCATCTTCGTGTTGGTATCCACCAACGTCGTAGGCTTGTGCGTCTGTTTCTGGTGTGTCACTCATTGTTTGGTCGGGTTGGTCGGGTTGGTTATCATCAACGTCTTCGCCGCAATCACGACAATAATAACCCATCGGTACAGAGCGCGAAAAGAACGGCTCATTGTTGCTTCCGCAATGTGGGCAATAGACGTGATTTGTTTTTGGTGTCTTACTCATTGTTTCAATTTCTCGATTTCTTGAATCAACTTGCCCACAGCCTTCGCGATGTGGGGCCACTCATCGAGGTCAAAGTGGAGATTTTTTTCATCGCCCTCATCTGGAAGTTGCCTTATTTCAATAAACGGTCCAGCGGCTTCGTCCACGATGCTGATCTCTGTGGCTTGCTCGCTAAAGATCGGATGGCCTTTCGGCAGTACTGTTATTCTTGATGTTATTGTGTTCATGTTCCTGATCGGTGTCATTTAGTGTTTAGTTGTGTCTATTTCCTGTTTAGCTCCCGTGCGGGAATGCAGCCTTTTTGCTCAGAGTGCGCGGCTCGATCCACTGACCGCTACTGCCAAAACTGTCGTGTTTCTCCCAACCGGTACGGGAAATTGTGGAGCCCCTTGACGGAGTCGAACCATCATATCAAAATTACAAATTTCGTGTAATAACCGTTATACTAAAGGGGCGGAGATTGGTTGCTAAGATTGTTATTCCGTTATTCTTCGGCATTGCTTGTGGTCAGTTTCGTAATGAAAAATTGAATGGCAGTTTGCACATAAAACTCTACATTTTTTAATTTCGGTTAAGATATCTTCTCGATTGCTATTCATGTTTACCATACGGCTGACACCATTCTTTTTCTCGTCTTTGTTTTTATGGTGAAATTGAATAACGGCAGGGTGAGAAGCACCGCACTCTTCACAAGAAAGTTTAGACTTAAAGTCCCAAAACCACTCTTTTGTTAATCGTTTCCAGTTTCGGTGGAATGCTTGTTGCTTTTCTTTGTCCGCGTATGGCATTTATTTTTGTTGTTAGATGCAGTTGTCCTCAAGGAACTCACGATTGAACATGGACTCAGTGATGTTTGGATGCCATGTCATGTAGGTCATGACTGTCCGGAACACTGTGACAAGTTCCTCTAGCGGGACATCACGCGGAAACGTGAACTCCATCTTGCTTCCTTCATGTGGGATCTCCACGCTGATCTTCATTCGTCGGTCGTTATTCATGGTTGTGGATCTGGATATTTGAGGTCGCAGTCTTCACAGATGTACCCGTAAAGCCAATGATAAATTTTACGGCGACCACATTTGCATTCGTCGTCGATTTGAGATTCTGGTATAAGATCACAATTTGTGATGAAGATGCGGTATTCTGGTACAGTGTTTTCTTCAAGGTCGCAATCTGCGACCTTACGGCGGTACAAATCAATGGATTCCACTTCTATTCCCATAGCCTTTACTATGCTCGTTTCTTTCCATTCGCCAACTTGTTCATCAAAGAACTCGTCGCCTTCTTGAATGAACTCTCCTTCTTTAAGGACGCGGTATTCTGGTACGGTGTCTTCGTCAAGCGGACCCCAAAAGTCTTCGTACGACGCGCCTACTTTCGGAGAACCTTCCTCAGTTTCGTCGTTAGTGGGTCGCTTGTTCCTGTCATCCTGTAGCTTGCCACATACCTCTGCATCCATAAGGATGTTCGCGCTACAGGCAATATGTGCCAGATGCGTGATACCGGATTCAGGGTCCAGTGATTCGCCGTCCCGCCATGCGTTCAAGTGGCGCAGGATTGCGTTGACATAAGTGCTGGCACATACGCCAGCCTCGCGCCAGTTCCACGGACCGTACTTGTCTGCGCCCAACTTGTGGACCCATGAGGTTTGTTCCATTGCATACGGAGGGACTAATCCCAATGGGGCTTTCAGGGAGCCCGCTTGCCCTTTGGGGTCATTGTATTGTGTTTGCATTGAATTTTAGTTAGTGAACACTAAAGAATTAAACTGTAAAGACCACAAGTTATCGCCTTCGTGGGTAGCCCGCAAAACCAACTCGCCTGTATCTGGGTGTGTTATCATTTGAGTTACGCGTTTATTTTTAATTGGTGCTGTCGGCTTCACGCCAATGGATTCCATTAGACTAACGAAGTCTTCGTTGGTGGCTAGCCTAGTCTGACAGTTGTTTATTGTTTTGGTCTTCATATTTTAGTCGTTCTATTTTTTGTTTGTATTCTGCTGCCCTTTGGGGTCGTTATACATTCGGTTGGTTTTCTGTTTTAAGATACACAATGCCATCAATAAGTTCATATTGGGGGAGAGCATTTAGAGGTAAGCACGCTTTGGTTATGCAATAGGAGATGGAGTCTTTAAAAACAGCGCACGCCTGAAGTATCCCCCCACTATCACCCTCAGAGAAGTCCGGAGATTCTATGGCAATAGCCTTACCGTTACAGTAGATAGCGCAGTGATAAAAGAATCTTGTATAGTCGAAGTCAGTAGGCTCTCCAACGCACTTGCTGCCGGAAAACGGTGAGCGTTTGCTTATGGTAAGAGTAAATTTTGCTGGTAGTTCAAATTGTGGATCGCTCATAAAACTTTTCCTTTGGGGTCATTGTATTGTGTTTGCATTTAGTGTGTCTATTTTCCGATAGTATTCTGCTGCCCTGTCAAATTTTCCTTCTTCGATTGCTGTGTTGTGCATCTTCAGCAGTTCTGCAAAAGTAAATTCCCTCTGCTTGCGAAAGATTTCATCAAAGTGATTGCGATATGCTTCGCCATCTACGTGGCGCGGCAAATCACCTTTTCCTGCTCCAGATCCAAAACTCATAACGGGGATGGATTTAACCGATTAGCAAAAACTTTGCAAGAAAAAAAAATTGGACCCCGTTTACCACAGGTGTTTGCACGCCCAGTACCGCGCGGTGGTCTTGTCTTTGGCGGTCTGGCAACTATGACGCGCCCTGAAATTTGAGCGTCGTTTGGGGTCCTTGTGCTGGGTAAAGTCCTCGTACCCCCGCGCGCCGAACGAGACTTTTCTGACCTTATCGCCCTGCTTTCCGAGCACTACAAACTTTTTCTCGGAGTCCTTGGGCGCGCGCTTTGGCTTATTAAAGCCAGCGAACAATTCGCCGCGGAACTGGATCTTCCCAGACGGCAGTCTTTTAAAGTGTTTCGGTGCGGACATGACAACAATATTACTCCGCGTTGTGGGCCTCATCAAGTAACTCTGCTTCTACCGTAACCTGCTCAGCCTTAGCGCCTTTTGTAAGTACGTTCAGGTTAATTGCTAGGCCGCCGCTGGCCGCGCCCTTTGCGTTCAGGCCCATGTTGGTCCGCAGAATTTCGTTAAGGGTGGCGAGGTCCCTCATGTTTTTAACGGCCGGGGGCATTGCTGCTGTGGTCTTAAGGATGTTAAGGCCTAGCGCCACTATAATGGCCTGATACCGGTCCGCGGTATCGCCCGGCCTTTGGAGCGCCGTTTCAATTGCGGCCATGACCTGCTCGGCGTTCATTAGCCTTTCGGTCGGCGTAAGCACTTCTTCAACGGTTGGGGGCGGCGCTGCTAATTGAGTCTCCGGTTCGGCTTGGCCCAAGGCCCCGCCGTGGGTTACCCCGTTTTGCTTTACCCATCTGCGAATTGTGGTGGCGTCCACCCCAATGGCTCTGGCTATGTCCGGCACCGCGTGCCCTTGTGCGTATAGGGTCAAGGCTTTCTGGCGTACAATAGGCGGCTGCACTCGTCCCTTGCTGGGGTTGCTGCTGAGCTGGGGCTCTTCTTTGGCTTTCATATAATGTCTTTAAACGAGCGGATCGTATTCTTCAAACACATAGGCGTACGCGTAATCTTCTAGGTATGGGGGGATATTAAGACGCGTAAGTAAACGATCAAATAGTACTTCTGCCCTATTTGGAAATTCAATAGCAAGTTCACGAAGCTCGTCGTATTCGCTTTGGTTCGCTACAAGATGTTCAATAAATAGTGTTTCCACAACATTAATATTACAAACATAAATTACTTGCATTTGCAAGAAATATTTGGTTTGTTCTTTGGTGATGGCTAAGACCCACAAATACGACGCACTACTTTTGCCTGACGGAAGTTGGGACGTTGCTGGTATTGCGGCCCCCTCATGTAATGAACTTAGCGCGTTATTGTTTGCTTTTGCCGAGCACACAGTGCCCGCGGCTAGAGAACATATTTTCTGGTGTATTGCGGATATACTCTGGAACGGCCCTGAGCGGCCGCAGCCGTTGTTCGCGCGGCACCCGTGGGCCGAACAAATGATCCACGCAGCGAGCCGGGAAAAGTATTTGGCTATTGGTGGTGCCGCTTCTAGTGGTAAGTCTTATACAATGGCTGGCTGGGCTATTGTTAACTGGCTTGCCGCGCCAGACAGAACCTTGGTTCTTGTAACCAGTACCACTCTGCGAGAAGCGCGCAAGCGGATCTGGGGCGCGGTTATTACTTTGCTGACCGCGGTTCCGGGACTGCCAATCAAGATTCGGGATTCAATTGGAAGCGCCAACTATATTGACGCTAACGGTGTTATTTATGACCGCGCAGGGCTAAGCCTTATTGCCGCCGAAAAGAGCAGAACACGCGAAGCGACCGGCAAACTAATCGGTATTAAACAAGAGCGTGTTATGCTGGTAGCGGACGAGCTTAGCGAGCTTAGCCATAGTATTATCCAGACCAGCTTAAGTAACCTTAGCAGCAACCCCAATCTTAGGGTTGTCGCTATGAGCAACCCGTGCAGTCGTTTCGATGCGTTCGGAGATTGGTCGGAGCCCAGCAAAGGCTGGGACTCTGTGGTATCTGAAATCGAGTACAGCTGGAGAACAAAATACAATGGGCTGTACCTACGGTTCGACGCCGAGCAAAGCCCTAACATTCTTGCTGGTGAAGATATCTATCCTTGGCTACCAACCCAGCAGCGCATGGATGAGGCCAAGGCAAACTTGGGCGAAAACAGCCGCGGTTTCATGCGCATGTACCGCGCTATATTCTTCGATAGCGATGAGGCCGAGGGCGTTTACGGGGAGAGCGAGCTAACGCGCGGCGGAGCCCTGCAGAGAACCACCTTGCGTGACTCTATTAAACTTGCGGCGCTGGACCCCGCGTTTACCAACGGCGGTGACCGAACCATGCTCCGGTTCGGTGAGCTGGGCTACGATGAGCGAGGCCAGTATGTTCTTCAGTTCACGGACTCCATGCTGCTCTTCGAGGACGAAACAAATAAATCAATTCCGCGGACGCACCAGATTGTTAAGCAGCTCAAAAGTGTTTGCCAGCAGCGAAACATTTTACCAGAAAATGTGGCTATTGATGCTACCGGCGCGGGCGCTCCGTTTTGCGACGTGGTGGCCAGCGAGTGGAGCCCTGAGATTCTAAGGGTGGTATTTGCGGGCAAGGCCACAGACCGCCGGGTCAGCATGAGCAACGCCACCAGCTGCTATGACCTGTACGCAAACCGCGTTACCGAGATCTGGTTTGCGGGCAAGGAACTAGTTCGTTGTGGCCAGCTTAAGGGGGTGGACGCTGAGCTCGCCAAGGAAATGACCGCGAGGCAGTACGAGACAATTAAGGGCGGCGAAGGTTTAAGAATGCGGATAGAGGGCAAACCGGATTTCCGTAAGCGGACCGGATATTCTCCTGACAACGCGGACGCCGCATTTTTGCTTGTTGATCTGGCGCGCAACAGGCACGGCCTTATTGCGCTGGAGTTAGCCTTAAACCCGCAAGATGGGCAGCCAGTTCAGCGGCAGATAAACTTTAAGGACTTGCAGGTTGAAGCGCGCACCGCGCACAGTATGCTCTTAGAGTTTACCTAGTTTATTTTTTTCTTGCCTATTTTTAAATAGTCTAGTACATTTCGCATTATGTCTTTATTCAGATCAGCCCGGCCAATTGCCCCCGAAAGCGCAAGACTGTTTCGAGAAGCTAGGAGCGCAAAGCGTAAGGGGTTTGATAAAGTAGCCGAAGAATTGGCCGCGCAAGGCTTTGCGCAAAAAAGCACGGAACCTTCTATTTGGAAAAGCGGCGAACGGCAAGAAATGGCGGACCTTAAGCAATCGCTCGCGAATACGGAAATCCAAAAGGCCCAAGAAAACGATAAGCAGCAACTTGCTGGCCGAATAATGTTTGCTGACGAGCTTAAAAAGAAAGCCGCCCAAGGCGACCAAGATACTTGGGACTACGCAAAACAGGAGAGCTCTAAATACGGAGTTACACCAAGCGCTCTGTCTAGTTTCTTTCAGCGCAATAAAATGGCGTATAACCCCTCAAAAGCTATTGATCTGCAGGGCGGACGGACAGAAATCAAAAAACAATCTTAAGTTATGGCTAAAGAAACACCAGAGGAAAAAAGGAAGCGCGATGCCGCCGAGGCGGTTAGGAAACAAGTGTTGCCAACCCCCGCGGAAGTAAAAAGTAAACTGCCAAACGCAACTGTAGGCGAGCAAACAAGAGGAGCTGGCGGAGTGCGGCTTGACCAGCAAACAGCTCCTGCTGGTAAAGAACTAATCGGGATGCGTTCAGGGGTACCCATTTATGCTGACGCTAATGATGTTTATGGCAGCACCGCTCCAGCCAGTCCTGCAGCTGCTTCAATGGCCACGGCACCAACGGCTACCCCCGCGCAACAAGCCCCAGCCAGCCCCGTAGTTGCTCCAATGGCCGCAGCATCAACGGCTCCAGCCGCACCGAGCCCGAGCGTACAACAAATGCGGGACACGTACCAGACCGGCCCAACAGCTACGGCTACTCGCGCGCAACAAGCGCCAGCACAGCAGCCCACGACCGGGGCTACTGGCAGGTTCTTCAGTAAAGAATACGCGCAACAATTTAAAGCCGCGCAGGCAGCCGCAAACCAACGGGCCATTGATCGTATTGGCGCGCCGCGTCAAGATCTCGCCACCAGCACCACCAAAACAAGCAACGACGCGGCGTCCGCACTTAGAAACGCAGCGGCGCAGCCAACTGTGGCTTCGGCCGAACAAGTTCGTGCGGCGGGGTTCGGACCAGAAAGAACCAAGCGGTTGTTGCTCGGGTTCGATCAAGGCAAAATCGTAGACGTTACTCCAGATTATCTTAAGCGTCTTACAGATAGAAGCATCAGGAACTACTAATGGCTGAAAAAGATATGCCTTCTTTTGCGGTGGACGCGGACATTACTCCGTTACAGGGCCGTTACTTTCAGAACGTGCAGAGCCGCATTTCTGACCCCCGTTTGCGCGCCCAAGCGTACGGGCTTATTAAACAAACGTTTGGGGGTATCCAACAGGCGCGCGATATACAGCGGACCCGACAGCAGGAAGAAGAAGACCGCGCGCTGAACATGGACGTGCGCCGCGCCCAGCTTGAGCAAGGTAAACTCGAGCTTAGTCTGGCCCGCGAAAAGTTCAGGAGACAACAAGAGTTGGCGGCGACTGGGGCTAATGTTTATGCTGAACTTGATCGTTTTGCAAAAGATCCCAAACTTACACCAGACGAGAAGGCTAAGGGGATTTATGGTGTTGCGGCACGAAATCCTGATTTGTTTACAGACAACCCGGTCGTAAAAAATAGACTTGAATATTCATTGGGTGAGGCTGGCCTAGGTAAAGGCAAAGCGCCTACCGCAACGACCCGCGCAAATGAAGCCGTAAGACTAATTAGTAGCGGCGCAAGTGTGCAGGCTCTTATAGAGGCGGGCATTGACCCGAACAGTCAAATTGTTAAAGATTTGTTTAAGCAGAGGGAAGAAGAGAAAATTGCTAAGATGGGAACTCTTGCGAAAGACGCTATTAAACCGTATGAAATGGCCATTGATGTGCTCAAAACTGGCGATAGTAAAATTGATTGGCCCGAAGTTGACGAAGGTTTGCGCGCCTTGGATGAGCTAAATCTAGTGGACGAGCAAACCAAAAAAGAACTAGAAGAAGTTGGAGTGGGTACATTTAACCCAGAAGCTTCAAAGTATAAGGCTAAATCTTCCGAAGAAGCTGCTGCGGCTAGGAAAAAGACTTGGAGTATTATTCAAAAAACAGTTCGTAAGGCCGGTAAACCCGGCGCAGCCCCGCGGGCCCCGGCCCCTAGCGGGTTTGACCCGGGCGGAATTTAAGCTTGACGTTCTGGGCAAACGCGTAGTAATGTCTAAATCTACGCTATGCCGCAGATTACTAAAGACCCTCTGGGAAACGATGTCGAACTTTTGAACCTGACCGAGTGGTCAGATAAAAATCAAAAGGAACTTAACGAAGACACGCTTAACCAGTATGCTGGGTACGCAACCGGACAATTCTTAAGGACCGGACAGAAGCCAGAAGACTTTCAAGATAAACTTTATAGTCGTCTTTTTCAGAAGGGCCAGCAGGCCGGAGTCTTTCAACCGCAGGACGAAGCACAAACAACTCAGTTGTTTGAGAGCTTTGCCAACAAGCCATTAACAGACGACGCGGCCGACCTTGACTTGGTAAGCAAAAGCTTGCTGAACACAGAGCCTGAAAAAGCGGCTCGTGTTGCTGATGTTTACCAACGAGTTAAGTCCGGCCAACCAGATCCTAATCTGGAGCTAGACTTGGAAGACGTCAGAAAAAATATCGCTACACCAGACGTAATCCAACAAGCCCGTATTGGTTATGCCAAAGAGCGTGGGCTCGGCTTTATTGACTATCCAACTGGTGAGCCCGGCAAACGGGACGTTTGGATTAATACCCAAGCGACCCCAGACCGCAAGGCCGTATATGATACTTTGGATCTGGCACAGGGTATTGTTGACCCACGTTCAGCAGCGCTGGCCGAGGAATGGATTAAAACAGATCCGGGCCGCAAGGTAAACCGAGCCGAGCAGCGTATTAATTCGGAAATCCAAAGCCTTCTGCAAGAGCGTTTAAGTCAGTCTGATCCAGACTCTGCGTTTCAGCAAAACATGGCAAGCGCTATTGAATACGCAACCCAGAGCACAGAAGAATTTGGTACTAGCGTTGGCGCAATTACAAAGGCTTCGACCGATAGGCTTGCGGAGACTAAACAAGTTATAGTGACTCCCGCGGCTCCAGTTTACGCAGTGAAAAGAGTAGCGAGTAATCGAGTAGCTGACGCGGCTATTCGTTCTGCGTACCGCAACCTTAAACAAACAGATCCGAATAACTCTCTTGTTACAGAATTTAGCGAAGATCAATTTACTAATGCTGCGCAAGATTATGTCTTGCAGAGGATTAATACTCCGACCAACCAAGACGACCCGACAAAAAACTTTGTCACGCTTACGGACGGGACTCGCGCGCCGTTGGCTAGCGCGGCGACTTTGCCGAAGGAAAAGTTTAACCAAGCTATGGACGCGCTTGGTCTCGACAAACAAGAAAGAGCCGCTGCCTCAGTTATCCGTACTGGTTGGATTTCCGCAAATATTAAAGAAATTACGGATGCGCTATATGACTTTGAGTCTGACGAGTATGTTAATTTCTACGAGAAAAATAAAGACACCTATAAAAATGATGTTGAGCTGACAGAAGCATACTTGGACCAGATGAAACCGGACGCGCTGAAGACATTCACCGCAAAGACAAAAGGTGTTGGTCGGTCCATACCAATGGCGTGGGGTGACCTTTTGTTTGGTGCAGGTGCGGGAGCTTCTATTCTAGTTAACTCAGACGCGGGCGAAGAATTTTTCACTGGTTTGCTAACGCAGAACGCGGAGCAAGAGCAGCGTCGTGGTACATATACTAAACTTTACGGAAGCGAAATGGGGCTTGGCTACACCTTGGCTACCCAAGCTGCTCCGTTGCTAGCAGATATTGCTATTTCAAGAGGTGCCGCAACCTTAGTTAAGGGTGGAACTAAGGTCGCCGCAAGTGCAAACATTTTGGCTAGGTCTGCACCAGTAATAGGTTCTACCGTCCGCAGCGCGGAAGATCTAATGTCTAAGACCGCAAAAACATTTATTGGTAATGCGATTAAACCAGAAACTAAAGGTTTTGTTAGTAATTATCTAAAAGGCTTCGCAGTTGGGGGCGCAGAAAAAAGTCCAGCGCAAATTCTGCGTGCGGTTCGCCGCGATATTGAAGAAAAGTTTGTAGCAGGTACCGCAAGAGCTACACAAATTGGAACTGGGTTTGCTCGAAGCGCGCAAGGGGCATACGTCAACACGTCAATGGGTATGCGTCAGGAAACAAATCCAGACGGTACGCCAAAGTATACAGAAGAGCAGATTAAAGAAGCAGCTATAACAAATGCTCTGTACAGCGGCGGTATTACTGCTTTGGTAGAGTTTGGGTTTGGTAGAGTATTTGGTGAAGGTGCTGACGTCACAGCAATTGGAACTGCAAATCTTCGTCAAATTAAAAGCTATAGCAATCGCCTAACCAATGCGTTGGAACGCGGAGGTTTTGGTGGCCAAGAACTGTTTGATACCGTTAAACAGGTAAGCCAAGAAATCGTTAATAAAGGTTGGGGCGACGCGGTAAAACAAATCCCAGCGGAAGGATTAGAAGAATTTACTGAAGAGTTCACCCAGAACGTTGTTCAAAACCTTTTGAGCGACGAGCAGATTAATTTTAAGCAGGCGTTCACGCAAGGATTGCAGGCTGCTGTTGTTGGTGGTGTATATGGTGGTGCGTTTGGTACAACCAATAAGATTGGTCTGAGACAAGCAGACATTGCGCGTGACACATTTGCGGGTACCGCGCAGGCTATTGAGCGAGACCTAATGGACCGCACGGTGGTCAAGCTGCAAGAGTCCGGCGGCAGCCCGCAAACAATCGCGGCGCTTCAGGACCGCATGCGCGTGGCACAACGGCGCGGACAAGCGATCAGCGAAAATATTCCGGTGCGCGCGGCCAAGCGAGAAATTATCGACAGGCTTGACGCGACTAGCGAGGAGCCATTTGAAATTCCTACAGCCCCCGCTGAACCACCTGCTGCTAAAGCTCCGGTGACTATAACAAGAAAGGCTAAAAAGAAGGCCGAAGAGTTGGCAGTTAGCGAGGAAGAGCTTAGTTTGATTCAGCCAAGCGGTACCGATAAACAAGGAGCTCCACAAATTACACCGAACGATGTGCTTGCTTTTGTTAATCGGCGCACCGAACAAATGGGTCTGGACCTTAATAGCCTCTTGCCGGGCCCGAATATAACTGCCCCCGAGGGCGGCTTCCAACTTGTCGGGGACGAACAAGCGGACAACCCAGAAAACCGTACGTTCAATGATCTTAGCAATAGAGTTGTCGTAATCGACGGACTGCGCGGAAGGCTGCGCATTGAAGACGAAGGAGTTATTCTTGACCCCGAGGACGGCTCGACACCTTTTGAGGTAACGCCTAACAAGGACCTTCCAGTCAAGGACTTTGAAGGCTTTAACACTTTGCTCCAAGAAGGGGCCGTGGTTAGCCCGCGTCGCCAAGCTCGTGAAGTATCCGAGGTTACTGATGGCGGTCAAATTGTTTATGGCGATACAACTTACGATCTGCCTGAGCAGCCGCTAATTGCGAACGTTAAAAAAGACGACACCGGCGCTGTTGAGTCAATGCACATGCGTGTGTTTAATAGCAAAGGTTTGGCCACGTGGGTCTATGTTGCGGGTGATAACGTACCAAAAGTGGAAACGGCCTACCGTACGCGCGGCCCAGAAGCTGTTACCAATCTTGCAAGCGCCGTAGAAAACGCGGGGCGCGAAAATACACGTCGTAATATTGCAGCGCAAACCGCTAAGACCAAGCAAAGCAAGCAACGCCGCAAAGACAAAAGAGCAAAGAACAACGCGCCTCTGGTAACAGACCGCGGGCAACGTGCGGCTGAGTCTGCCCCGGACTATCGGGTTGCTAATATTAACAAGCCTAATGCCCCGCAACAACTCGTTGATGAGATCCGCGCAGTAGCTCTTCAGCTGGGGATTGACCCAGAAGTATTTACAGACGACGCGGAACTGTTTGCTATGGTCGCCCCAGACTTGGCGGCTGGTATGGACCTTGAAACGTTCACGCCGCAACAAAAGAAACAAGCGATTGATAATCTTCTCCGCAATGGAAACAACCCGGAAACACTTTTGGAGTATCTTGTTAGTGACGAGCTTTTGCCGCCGGTAAAGCGCGTGGAGCGGGACTCCAATCTTGCAGCGCTTCGTGCGCGCAACAGTAACCAAATTAGAAAGCACGGCATTAAACCCGGAGCAGACATTAAAACGGTTCTTGAAAGCGCGGCCCGTTCTGCTACCAGCAAGGTTCACAGACAAACGGCCAAAGAACTTCTTATGCTTGGCGCGGACAGTGTGCCTGTTTCGATCTCATATCTTCCGAATAACATGGGCATGGCCGGGGCGTACCTGCCGCAAAGCAACGCGGTAGTTATTAACTTGGCCAGCGATAACGGCGGCGGGGCACTAGACGCTTTGCTTCACGAGCTCGGGCACGCGGTTACTGACCGCGTTGTAACGGCCCCTAGAAACGATTTCGAGCAGCAGATTCGCGATAGGCTTATGTCCTTGCGCGCCGAGTACGCGGAACGCGCTAACGCAAAGTACGGCAACAATATGCCGCCCGACCTGCGGTATGCCTTGGAGGGCAGGCAGCGCGAATCTGAGCCCTTTAGCGAGCTAGAGGGTGCGCGCGAACTGGTCGCGCACTTCTATGGTTCGGCTAGGTTCCGGGAGCAACTAGTTGAGCTTAGCCCCAAGGGTGAGCGAAACTTTGTTCAGAAATTTATTGATCTTATTGCAAGCCTGTTTAGCGGGCAGCCGGTAGCCAGCAAGCAGTACAAAGAGCTGGCCGAACTTATTGCGGACCTTTCAAAGGCTAACCAAACAATTGGTGCCAACCCGTACGGCAGAACCGTTGGCCGTGTGGCCGCCAGCCGTGCGGGCGTTAACCACGAGAACAGGGTCGGCCCACTGTTTGGCGTGCCAAACCCGCACTCGCGTGACGACCTTGAGTGGATTCTGCACCAAGTGCAAACGCTGCGGTATTCGGATCTTAGTAGCGAAGAGATTAACGATATTATTGTTAACCAGAGGTTCGGTATGTTTACCGGGGAAAACCCCAACGACACACAGTTCCCTGAAAAAGAAAACAAAGAGTTCAACAAGAAGGCTACCCAATGGCTGCAGGACCACGGGTACCAAGTAATTCCAATTGTTGGCAAGTATAACCGCGGCGAGAATAGCTTCCTTGTTCCCGGACTCACGGACCAAGACGCGGTTGACGCGGCCAACGAGCTTGTGCAGGACTCCGTTGTAACCAACACAGGAATGTACTTTAAGGGTGGCATGTACCACCCACGCGTTGGCGAGTCTATTAACCAACCAATCGGGGCCGACGATGACTTCTTTAGCACGCTGCTTGACACCAACGGCGACGTAACAACAATCCGCGTTGACTATGACTTTGGCACGAGTCTGGATTCTGGAATCAAGTACAGCAAGGGCGACCAACAAGCCGCACCAGTTACAAAGATCGCAAGAAGCTTGGCCGCGCAAGGCGAGTTCCAAGTTGTCGAGGACCGAGAAATTAACAAGCCCATGCAGTTCGTTGACGGACGCCTTGCTGTTAACCCAGCTCTGGCCGAGGCCCGCTACGAAGCCTACGATGCCGAGGATACTTTGGACCTGCAAGAGCTCGACACTAGACTTGCTGTTGCTATTGGCTTGGCGAACGGATCAAACGGCCCGGACATTCAGCTTAGCTTTGAAGAGGTTGGGCTTAGCCCGGACTCAGTTATTGAGCAGGCCGCCTACAATACCCTGACCAACTCCGATCTGCAGGACTTGCTTAAGGTTAAAGAGCAGGCCAAACAGTTCGTCGCGTCCGCGTACTACCACATTGCGCTGCGAAATAACGGCGATAACGAAAGGCTGGCCACCGCGCAAAACCGAGTGGCGGATCTTTACCGCTACCTTCTGCGCGACGGCGCAGGGCTTCCAGACGCCCCAGAAAAATTCAACGCGCTGGATATCAGTCCGGTAACCATGCAGCTCGCAAGCCGCGCCGCTAGCCCGGCACCAATTATTCGCTACAGCCGAGCCGCTGTTAATATTGATCCAGTACAGGTTCGCGCGCAAACCAAGGCTGGCAAGGCTGTGGGCACGCGCAACCCAACATCCGCTAAGGCCACCGAGGACGGTGCTGACCCGAGCAACTTGGTGGATCTGGCGTCACTGAAGCGCAACCCGCAAGCGTACCGCAAGAACGCGCTGCTTCTGCTCGAGTACCCAATCGTTGCTCGCGAGTTCCCGGAGCTCGCCAAAGAATACGCAGAAATTCGTGGTGCTGTTCTTAAAGAGCAGGACAAAGCAAAAGCAAACGGCATCAAGATTACAGGCGCAAAAGATGCAGCGAAGAAAACACTCGCTAATTATCTTGGTGTTACCAAAGCAAAGGTGTCCGGCAAAATGCTGGAAGACGCAATTGAAAATCCTGAGTCCACATTTATTACCAAGGAGCAACCCGGAACTATTGCTGGGAACAAAGAAGCAAGGGCGCGCAATAAAGCCTTGGCCGAGTTCAATAAGAACCTAGACCAGATTAAAAAGTACGAGGCGGAAGGCGCTGTTCTTGGAACAAACAGCAGCAAGGCGCTCAAGACGTACACCGATACGCTTGACAAGATTGCCAAGGACCCGGAACACCCAATCGCTAAGCAAGCAGACGAGATTTACAACACACTAATTGAGGTTACCAAGAGCAACCTGCGCATGCTAATGGATGTTTTCCCAAGCGATATCCGCGACATCGCCAACCTTTGGTACGATGGCGCAAACATTATTGCGCAGCAGTTCGCCGGGGACAACTACTCCCTTGAGCAGAGCGCAGCTGTGCTTGCCGTGTTCAGTCCACAAAAGGATTGGTTCATGAACGTCGAGCTGGGCAAGCGGACAATGGAAATCTGGACCGCGGACCAAGAGTACGAGTGGGACGAAGCAATGAGCGCGCGCTGGCTTATGCGCGGCGGTGAGCCAGAGCTTAAGGAGAACAAGGACGGGACCATTGGTTATGCCAAGGGCATTAAACCGGACCTTGACGAAAACGGCGAGCACCGCACAGCCGAGAACGGCATGCTGTTGTTCCACGGCTGGGGCAGCGAAAAAGTAAAAGCAAAAAGGCAGCAAGCGTTTGAACGGCTTCAGTCCTTAAAAGGTAAAAAGCTCAAGGATCTTAGTACGGAGCAACAGGCTTGGTTTGTACGCATGCGTGCTGAAACCAAGTATGCCACTAGCTTCCCAATCGTTAGCCCGGACGGACGCTTTGGTACGCCTAGCTCAAGCACCAATAAAAAGGGCGTTACCAAAGAAATCAAGCTGGCGTGGGGGACCTACGGCAGCATTGGCAAGGCTATTAGAATCCTTACCGCGCCGCCCAAAACCCAAATGAAAGTTATTAGCGACGAGCTTGGCGACCAGCACAAGGTTCGTAGCTTCTACAATAACATTGTGGACCCGCAGAACGCAGACGGCCACGTGACCATGGACACCCATGCTATTGCGGCGCTGTTCTGGCAAGCGTTCAGCGGCAACAGCCGCGAGGTCGGCCAGAACTTTGGAACCGCGAACACCGCCACCGACAGCCTTACCGGCGTTGGTGGTCTTTACCCAGCATTCGCAGAAGCGTACAGAGCGGTCGCCGCTGAGTACGGAATGCTCCCGCGCCAAGTGCAAAGCATTACTTGGGAAGCCGTGCGTATGTTGTTCACGGCCAGATGGAAGAGTAAGCCTGAAAACGTTAATGGTGTGCGCGCCGTATGGGTCCGGTACCAGAACAACGAGATTACGTTGGAGCAAGCGCAGACCGCAGTGTTTGCAATGGCGACCAACGGCAAGGACTTGGCAACCGCCGTGGCCAATAGCAACGACGAAGAGCTTGGTCTTGGTTTCCCAAGCTGGGCCGACGTTACTGAAGGCCCGGCCCCGGCCGGGGTCGGCATTGCCCGCAGCCGTGCACTTACCCAAGATGACGAGGCTATGTTCGCGAACAGCGAACGACGCAACACATGGTCCAAAGCAGCCAAAGAGTTCTTGGGCGCGCGAGTTCATCCGTCAGAGATCCCAGTGATTCAAGGAAGATATATGCGAATTTCGGATATGCCGAAAGCTTTGCAAGATCTTGCTACAGTCGCAGAAGTTTCTAAGAAACTTCAAAGAGAAACTGATATGGCCGGTAATGACATCTTGGATATTGTTACCTCACCGGTTGAAACCGATACGGCTTGGTACGATCTTGACGCGGCTTTCAGAAACAAGCTTAGAACTGAGTTTGATCTGCGGACTCAAGCTCTTGACCGCATTAAGAAACAAACCAAGGGCTTGTATACAGATTCGGAAATCATTACGTACGCAATGAACTTGCCTACGGTAACTGATATTGAATTTGAAGATACAAGAATTGGGATCCGCTTGGGTGTTAATCTTAGTATTGCCCGCAGCCGTGCAGCGCAACTGGACACTGACTACCTCGCGGCAGTGGAGAAGGGTGACACCGAGGCCGCGCAGCGGATGGTGGATGAGGCGTTACTGGACACCGACATCATACCTACAAATCTGAAGAGAGCATTCAAATCATTCTGGAATGCAGAAGGTAAAATCAATGAAGCATGGAACAACCCAGCTCAAAACGCGGCAAAGACCCGAGCCGCAGCAAAACTCACAAATCAATTAGATGTTCAGTTTGAAAACGACATGGAAGCGTCTACGCGCTTCTGGAGGAATATCAATGAGTTGAGACGACCCGTAACCTACGACGCAGAGCGCAACGTGATCCCGTTGAGCAAGCGGTTTGATCTTACCAAACAAGACATTCGCCACAGCAAGGCCACAGTTGCAACTGGCCAGCCGTACTCCACAACAGCATTCCACGGCGGCACATACAAGCAGGGTGTGGGTGCGCTGCGTCCGAGCAAGGAAGGCGCTCTAGGATCTGGTTACTACGTCACGCCAAGCGTTGACTCAGCGAAGAAGTATGCGCGCGAGGGTAGCCTCGGAGCAGGCGTTACCGGCGGTAGCGTTTCGGTGTTCGATGTTAGCCTACAGAATCCATTGGTGTTTGAGTATAGCCAAGCGTATCCAGCCAATATATTCCAAGCTCTTGGTGTGGACCCAGACAAGGCCGAAGCAAAGGCCGAGAAGATCCTAGAAGAGAAAGGCTATATAGGTAAGCAGTTCCAGACCATGGGTCAGAAGCTCGGCTACGACGGAATCATTATTGTGAACAACAATGGAGACGTGCTCGAGTTGGTCGCGTGGAGTCCGACATCGCTTAAGGATGGTTTCACAGACGCAAACATCGCACTTAGTCGCGCCGCGGTTAACGCTGGTGATGTAAAGTGGGATGTCGAAGGCATTGGGTCAACACCCACCCAAGCAGACATTAGTTATTTTGGTTTTGAGGTGCCGATGTTGCCGTCTGATTTTAGAAAGATGGTACCTAAAGGTGTTTCTGGCTCAGATACTAAAGAGTTTATTAAAAAGAAAATACAAGAGGGAGAAGCTATTGCGCCACCCTTCTTACGTGCGACATGGGACAAAGAACGTAAAGTATGGGTTGTTAATCCAGAAGAACACGAAGGTAGAAGCCGCACTGATGCTGCCGCTGAAATTGACCCCAGCGCACCAATGCCCGTGTCGATCATACTAAACAAAGGAATGCGAGCAAGAAGTCTTACAGATGAGATGCGTAATGCGCCTTTTGTTCTGGATAGTAATCTGGATGAAGTTGTATTTACACCAACACAAGCTGTCGCGCTTAGCAAGGCCGGGCTCGACACCGCGCCCAAGGCTTTCCGCGGCCGCATGGTCCAGCTGACCCATTGGTCCAAGGCCACCGAGCTTAAGGAGACAGACCCAAGCGAGCACGGTAATGGTGGTGCTGGCAAAGAACTAGAGCGCCGCCGCGAGTACGGAGACATCTACATGCCGCGGACTTATTTCGGATACGACAAGTACCGCCGCGAGACTCAGGTTGGGGTCAACCGCTACAGCATGCTGGTTAACGGCGATACCCTGTACGACTTGGACCGTGACCCACTAGACTTGTACCCGGACGCAGACGCCCTGCAGAAGGCTGGCTACGCTAGGTTCGATAACCGCGCTGCACTTACACTGCTCGAGAAAGCGGTTAAGGATGCAGGATTCAAGGGTTATGTTAGCACGTCTTACCAAGCCGGGGTCCTGTTCAATAAACAGAAGGTAACCAAGGTAAAGGACGGCGACACTAGCTTGCCGCTGGCCGCACCAGCCAACATAGCCAAGAGCCCGCGCTACAGCAAGGCTCTGTATGCTATTACGAGCCCGCACGTTGAAAGCGCGTACGCGGTTAGCTTGGACGACCTGTTCATTAACAACGCCACCGGTGAATGGGACGCGGGTGGACCAGTTAGCCGCTTGTTCCGCGCCAGTGGAAACATGGACCCTCGCTTGTTCGAGGCCGCCAAGTACCAAGAGCGTGGGTTGCGCCTTGCCAAGGCGCGGCTCAAGGATCTTACGCAAGCGTTCCAAGCCGCACTTAAGTCGGAACCAAACGCAGACTTGGACGACGTTAACTTGGCGCTCGGTAGCACAGAGCCAACCGTAGGCGCGGCGCAACGCGACGCTGCAGAAGCGGCCAAGCGCGCACGCATTGACAAGGCTAACGATGTATTTGATAGGGCCCCGGCAAACAAAGCTTACATGGACGCCGTCAATACGGCGCGTGCGAACTATAAGACACACCGCAGCAAACAAAAGTATACTGCAGAAGTTGAACAGGCTCGCGCTGATAGAAAAAATAGCCCAGAAATTCAGCAAAGGGACGCAGCAATTGCCGCGGCCGAGGCCCAGTACAGCAAGGATACCCAAGACGCGCGTGCACAAAACCTCGCGCCGGTACGCAAGGCGCAGCAGCAAGCACAGCTTAGGCTGGAGTTGAACTCCCCGAAAACTGCAATTGCCATTGCCAATTTCCGCGTGGCCGTGGACAAGCTTAGCTCTGAACTTTCAGACGAGCTGGGCTCCGGTAATTCGCTTCGTGCAATTATTGACCAAAATCTTGGAGTCTATCTTACTCGCACATACCGCATCCATCAGGACGAAGGCTACGCGCAACGCGTACTGGAGGACAGCGAGTTCGCGCACCAGCGTGCGCTTGCCCGTAACTTCCTTGAGAAGAAGTGGATTGACAATACATACGAGCAGTGGCGCAAGGACGTTGCGTACGAGCCGTACACAGACTCAGAAGTCATGTCGCTTGTGCGAGCTGAAGCGGCCTCCAAAGATGTTGGAACGCGAGAGCTCTACAAGTTTATTGACAAGCACAGCGCGACGCCAAAAGTATTTGGAAGAGCAACCAGCCGCACTGATCTTACAAGATTCATGCAGAAAGGTGAAGTGCCGCCGGAACTTCGAGTGCTGCTTGGCGAGGTACAGAACCCAATTGAAAATGCGCTGCGCACTTACGGAAACCTCGCTCAGTTTCTTGGTACCCAGAGACTGCTCACGCAGTACACCAAGCTTGGCCTCGACAACAACTGGCTTGTAGCCGCCGAAGATGTGGAGAACGATCCAGTTAAGTACCGCGGGTATGCTCCGCTAGTAAGCACCACAGACACCAACGGCGGCGATCCACTATCCCAGTACTACGCGCAGCCCGAAGTTGTTTCTGCGTTCCAAACTATGTTCGCTCCGGCACCCGCTCCAGAAGGTAGCGATGCTAAAAAGGTTTGGGACTTTGTACAGCTTGGTGCTAGCAGAACAATTGGTGCCAGTATGGCGTTCCTTACACTAGGAAGCGCTGGCTTCTTTGTCCGCAACCTTGTGAGTATTCCAATCTTTGCGTCGGCTAACGGGTTTGTTCCTACGCCTAGCAACATTGTTACAGCGCTTAAAGGTATTAAACAAGTGTACGGCCGCGACATGGACGGACTCGGAGCCGACATGGTTATGTTGGGAATCTCTGAAGGCAGCATGGTTACACAAACTATGCGCGACTTTATCCGCGGAACAATTGACGACCCTGAGCTGATTACTAATCAGATTGAGTCTATGCTCAAAGAGGTCGGCACCCCGGGCAACTTCCTTGCCAAGGCGTGGAAGGGCGCGAAAGTTACAGTCGATGGTCTTGCAACCCTTAACGATCAAATTGATATGCTCTACAAGGCCGCTTACTGGGCGCACGAAGTTGATGTGCAGACCAAAGCTAACAAGTACAGGAGCGTTCCGCTAACACCACAGCAAATTAAGCAGGAGGCAGCGCGTGTTGTCAGGCTCACCACGCAGGGGCGCGAGCGCGTGGCTCCGATTGCTAAAGAGTTCCAACGCAGCGGGCTTGGCATGCTGTTCAATAGCTTCTTCCGCTTCACCGCAGAAATGTTCCGCCTTCCAATCGCGACGATCCAGCTCGGAGTAGACGAAGTGAAGAGCGGAAACCCAGTGCTCGTGGCGAGGGGCCGTAACAGGCTAATTGGACTTGGCACTACTCTTTCTGTCCTTGGGTACGGTGCTCCGGCCCTGCTGAAAGAAATGTTTGAGGTCGAAGACGAGGAAGAAGAAGGTGTTCGGGCTGCTCAACCACCTTGGGCACGCGATTCCAACTTGTTCATTACATCAGACCCAGCGGAAGGAACAGTAACAACATGGGATCTCACCTACATTAACGGATTTAGTCCGATCACAGACGCCGTCGGCCGCAGCATTCACCATGCAATCAACGGCCGCTGGGAGAAAATACCGGGGGTCATGGCTTCGTCCTTGGCAAAGAGTTTCCTGAGCCCTCAGATTGCAGTGGAGGCTTTCGCGCAGGCCGGTATGAACAGAGACGACCGCGGCGGTGCGCTGTGGTTGGAGGACGATTCATGGGGAACCAAAGTTGGCAAGACCCTGAAGCATGTGGCCAATAACGCGTTCAAGCTCCGCACCCCGTTCCAGCTCTGGAAAGCCTACGAAGCTTACACCAACGGCGGCGTCTACGACAAGGACGCACGCTTCGAGAAGGCCGCTGATCTTGTGATCAATGAGTTCAAGCCGTTCCGTATTCATACCAATAAAACAGAACAGATGGCCAGACGCGCGTTCGGTGGTCTTAAACAACAAATGGACGCGGCCAGAGAAACTCTTGGTGAGCTTAAGAGCTACGAGCAGCTAGACAAAAAGCGCGTGGACGAAGTTTATGATCGCTATGAAACATCGTTGATCGCGATTAACGAAAGGCTCAACAAGTACGCGGCCGGGTTCGGGAAGCTGGGAATGAGCTACGCTGAAATGGAAAGCCAAGCCGACGATGTGGGCATTAGCAAGCGTCGCTTCAAGGACGCCGTGCATTATGATCGGGTCGAAAGGTTTAAGCCTAGCGAAGACGCGTACAAGGACTACTTGCGCGTTGGCGGAGAAGAGAACGGTGCCGCGCGTGTGCAGTACCTTAACGAGGCCGTGTACGCTAGGCCGCAGTACTTGAAATTAAACACAAAATAAAACAAAAAAGCCCCGAGCTTAATTGCTCGGGGCTTTTGGTTTAACGGCTTTCAAGTGTGGCCTGAAGCCATTCGTTCATTTCTGTAGCTAGCTCGGGCATATCAGGATACAGTGACCCGAACAGCTGGTGGATCTTTGATGAAACCTCTGGGTCAACCGCGGCGCTTGCGCTACGCATTGTTCCAAACTTTGTTTTGTAGAACACATAAAGGAATCCTGAGTCCTTGTGCAACTCTACGCAAACGCGGTCGTGGTTGGCTCGATCAAAGAATAAATGACTAACAATACAAGTATCACGAATCATGGCAGTGACATAATGATGTCGTAAATAGTAGCGGTCACCCCGAACAGGGTGGCCGCTACTGTTATATACAACAGGTGCATATTTTTTATGCTAGTTGTGGCTCTGGTGCAAAAAAGCGTTGCACCACTTGGCGGACAATGCCGCTATGCTTACCGCGGACTTGCTCGAGGAAACCAGCGGCTTCTTCGGCGTCGTCCAAGGTCTTACTGCACACCCCGTTGCGGAGGAGGATTCCCCCGTTGCGGAGAACACAATAGGTTCCGTTGCGGCTATTCTCGTGGTCAGCGCGCTCTTGCGCGTTCAGTCTTGCGATGGTATTAATGTTTTGCATAATATTAGTTGTAGTCGTTTTTGGGGTTAGTGGGGGGGAGTTGGTACAGAGTAGTCTTCCGCGACAAGGTTGTCCACAAAAATAAATTCTGGGTCTTGAATATGCAGAAGATCTACGAGGTGGTCAATGCTGGGGACCTGCTGGAGGTCCCCTGTTATGGTGGTGGTTAGTGTGTTGCCGATCATGGGATTCCTCTGGTGTTGATTTTACCACTCAAGTACGCGAGTTCCAGCGCTAAATTTAGCGCGTCGGTTTCGTTAATTGTGTGGCAATCTATTCCGTACTTTTCACACAACGGCATATCCAGTGTTTCGGTGTACGCTAGCCAGTTACGAATGGTCCTAACTTCGGCGGCTCCGTCGGGGCTATGCACGACCCGAACCGCGGGGTTCAGCGTGGACGCATAAATAGTTTTCACAATGATGCTGGGGGGCTGGGGTCGTTTGGATCATTGCACATTAAAACTATTACAAGCACGATTAGTATGACAAACAAACTTGTGATCATGATTTTTTGAATAGTAATAGGTCTCTTCCAATCACCAAAGGAGTTGGTCTGCTTAAGGTTTTGCGCCCATTTTTTATTAGGTAAATGAAAGCGGCCTCTTGCGCCTTTAGTCTGCGTTCTGTGTATGTCATTTTTTGTAGCGGTTAGGGGTTTTCTTTTTGAACAACTCGAGCAGTTGTGGGACCAGCTCCCACTCCACGGCCAGCACGCAGTGATCGTGCAGGTCAAGGAACGCGCAGTGCTTAAGGTTATTCTGTTGCAACCAGAACGCCACTTGGTCCGATACCTCCGGCGACGACGCATCGTGGCTCCAAGGGAGCGTTACGCTCTTCTGGTACCGCGGCAAGGTCACCTTGACTCGGGTTGGGTAGTTATCTGTTGCGGGTAGCGTGCGGCAAACGACCGCGACTAGGTGTGTTATGTTGTTATTCACTTTCTTTGTTTCTATTTTTTGTTTAACGTCCCAGACCGCGGGCTCGACTGGTTTCGAGACTCTGGATTCTGGAGACAGGATTTGTGTGTCGTTCGGCAGTTCGTTGTTGTACGCCTCGAGCGCGCTCGCGTCGCTGGACGCGCGCACCAACTTTCCGGTGGGGAAACACTGGTAGATTGAATTGGTTGGCTCCCCAGTAACAGGGCACCAACCATCCACATTCGATTTGCCGACAAGGATTGCTGTGGTTGCTTGTATTTTTGCTTTCATAATTACCAAACATTTAGTGCTTTGAGCGCCGCGGCGTCGCGATCAAGAAAGGCTGGCCAAGCATGCTCGGCAAGTTTATTCAGCAAGTCTTTGGCGTTGCCGTTGGCGAACAGGACTGCGGTGGGCTGGACCTTCCACGGGTTGGGCTGTAGTCCGTTCCACGCGGCGTTGGCCAGCGGGTCCACGCTTAAGACTGGCGGCTTGGATAGCAGGCGGCCAGCGTGCTTGCCGTTCGAGGCCAGCGAGCGCCACACAGCCTCGATCTCGGAGTCGGTAAGCTGTGCGCGTTGGGCAATGGCTTTGACTATTTGACCGATCTGATCGCGGTCCACGCGAGCGGGTCGTTGCGGGGCGGGCGGGGCTTCCAGCGTTACCGGATCAGGAGCCGCTGGCGCGCTTTGAATGCGGGCTTGGACCCGTTCGACTCCGAACTGCTGGAGCACCTCGCGCAGGGCTTGCTCGGCCGCGGCCTTGGTCGGGCCCTTGGCGATTACCTGCCCGCAACGGGGGCTCGTAACTGCCCAGCCCTTACCCGTTACCGAGCGGTGCAAGACCGCCGTGATTGGGGCGTCCAAAAGTAGGCCCCTGACCTTATAGAATCGGCCTTGTGAATAGGCTACTGGTGTTTCTGTTTCTGTGTTCATTGTTTTCTATTGGTTTGTGTTTAGACCACGAGGTCGATTCCGGCCAAGTGTAGCGATCGGAACTTTTGCTCGCCGCGGTCATCAATATCCCACGCGCGGACCACCGCGTAGCGCACGCCTTTCTTGCTAAACGCAACGCGGTTGACTTGGTCGATTTTGAATACTCGGACGCCGGTATTTGTCTGCCGCGAATCGAGCGCGATGTACCGAACAGTGCGGCCTACGAGCTCGCTTATGATTCTTTCAGTGCTTTTTGTTGTTGTTGTCATTGTTGTTGGAGCGGATTGGTTGGCTTCCGCGACCGCCCCGCCGAAGCGGTTTGGTTTCGACCCCAAGCCAACGGGTCTCATCAGGCGGTTAACCGCGGTACTCTTCGTACGCGTCCTTGAGCTTATGCTTTATTAGATCAAACCGAACATCCTCAGTGTCACCAGCGACCAACTCAAGTAGGTCTCTCGCGATAGTGTAGATTTCCAGTACATTTTCGTCTTTCGTTTTTTCCATATGTTTAGAGCGGATTGGTTGGCTTCCGCGACCGCCCCGCCGAAGCGGTTTGGTTTCGGCCGTTGCCACACGGCCATCATCAGGCGGTTGGGTAACTTATGCCCTCGGGCAAGTCGTCCACAAGTATGATGCGGACTCCGGTGGCCTGCTCGAGCGTCTGGACAAGGCCGCGGATGCTGGTGCATGTTTCGCGAACATTGACCCAGTGCTCGGCGGTATCGCGGCCCCAGAAGGTGCGCTCGACGACCTCGTCACCATTGCGTATGCGCTGGTGCGCGAAGTCCCTGTGGTTGCCGCTGTATGGGGACTGCAGGAACAGGTCATAGGTTGGCGTGAAAGCGTCCTCGAGGGACAGCACATGTGATGTTTCTGTTTTCATTGTTTAGTAGTGGGTTAAGTGGGTGATGTGGCTCTTGTAGAAGCCGCCTTGGTTGTACCATTGCAGGGTGCACTCGCCGTTGCTGTAGATCTCGACCAGTCGCCCGAAGCGGACCGGATAGAAGACCCCCTCAACGCGTTCTTTGGGCGGCGGCGGTAGAATCCTATAGGATTCTCCAACGCATAGTTTTATAGGGATGTTTGTCATTTTTGTTGGTGCGGATTGGTTGGCTTCCGCGACCGCCCCGCCGAAGCGGTTTGGTTTCGGCCGTTGCCACACGGCCATCATCAGGCGGGGTTCAGCGCACCTTGAGGCTGTCAAGGTGCTCGAGCGTCTCTGGGTCGAAGTGCAACACATGGTTGCGGAACTCGGGGCCCAGCTTGTACGCGCCGTGGTGCGCTTGCTCTTCTTGCTCGGCCGTGAGGCCGGACACTTTCCACCCGGGAGGCAAGCCGCGCGGGTGAACAACGATTCGCGGGCCTTGCCCGCAGTAGTCTTGTAGCAGGTATGCTTTCATGGTTTCAGGATTCAAGGTTCAGGGTTCGGATTGGGTGGTAGCTCGTCGTACGGGTCGTGCGGTAGCTCGTCGTAGTCTGGGTCGTGCGGTAGCTCGTCGTAGTCTGGGTCGTGCGTGTAGCTTGGCTGGCAGGCCGGACAACTGGTTTTGCAGTCCGGCCACCAACGGCTACCGCACAAGGTGCAGGCGAATGGTGCAGTTTTCATCAGTGCAACAGGTGGCGGAGTAGGATTGCGGCCGCGATAAAAGCGGCCCCGCAAAGGGCGGAAATGCAAACGCCCAGCCAAATTGGTGGTTCAGGTATCTTCATTGTTCGGTGGTGGTTGATGGGCAGGCTCGCCCACGCCAGTTGTTGTAGTGCTCGTCGGTGGCCGCGTCAAGCGCGGGGTGGACTGTGTAGTCCGCCACCAGCTCTGCGGGTTCGTTCCCAAGGACGATGTACGCAGTGACGCGCGAGCCGTCGGTGTGGGCGAGCCGCACATGGCTTTCGTCGGTGGCGGTTATTTCGGCCACCGCAATCGCGATGGTGGAGGTGCTGACCCAGCCGTCGCCGTTGTTCACGGCGAGGGGCTCGAGCCCGTGTTTTTCAGCCGTGCGCAGGAAGTCGCGCACGGGGGTTGACCAGTTGTATTTTTTCATTGTTTTTGGAGCGGATTGGTTGGCTTCCGCGACCCCTTGCGGGGTTTCGGCCGTTGCCACACGGCCATCATCAGGCGGGGGGGGTGCGCGCCTCGCGGCCTGCGCCTGCTCTTACTCCTCCTCGGGTTGGGCGCGTGGCGCGTTCGATTCCTGGGTTCATGCTGTTGCGAGTTTGCTGAGTTTTGCCACGGCATCACGGATGCCGCCGTAGCCACTGTACGATTTCCCGCCGATTGGATCGGCACGGTCGATTGCATACCAGTCGCAGACGCTGGTGTATTTGCGGAGTCCGCATCCGGCGCGTTCGCTGATTGTCTTGCGCGTCACTTGGATGTTGTAGGAGTCCGTGATGTAGACCGCTGTGCCTTTGAAGCTGCTGATTTTGGTTGCTTTCATTGTTGTTGGAGCGGATTGGTTGGCTTCCGCGACGACCAGCACCCCGAAGGGGCTGGTCGTTTCGGCCGTTGCCACACGGCCATCATCAGGCGGCTTGGCGCAGGCGGCGCGCGATGTGGCTCGCGCTGGTGCCTGCTATGCTTTCGACCAGTCTGCCGCTGTCGCGGGTGGCGGTCCAATATACACCGGAGCCCTGCCCAGTCGCTCCGGTGAACCGGAAACGCCAGCTAGGAAACAGCGCGGTGAGAGCCGCGTGCTCTGCCCACTCAACGCTGTGGCCCACGGCAATATTCTCTATCCATGCGTCAGCGGCTCGTTGTGAGCGGCTACAGGCCCAGCGCAGGCCGCTTTGGTAAGCGTCAGCGTTTATGCTGGGGTGCAGGTACCAAGTGGACCTATGGGCGGCGGAGTGGATGACTAGGCCGCCGCGGCTCTTAAGAGCGGAGCAGGGTCTGTACGGGTGATTGGTTGGTTCCTTACGATTTTGGAATTGTGTTTGGCTCATTATTGTTGGAGCGGATTGGTTGGCTTCCGCGACGACCAGCACCCCGAAGGGGCTGGCCGTTTCGGCCGTTGCCACACGGCCATCATCAGGCGGCGTTGAATCTGTTAACAATGTTCTGAAGTTCGGCCCTGTAGTCGTCGCCACATTCGGACCCGAAGGATTCAAGGTCGTCAATGAGTCCACTCGCGAGGGCTAGCAATTCGGCCACGCAATTGGTGGCCACATCAATGGTTGTGTCAATTTTGTTCATTATTGTTGGTGCGGATTGGTTGGCTTCCGCGACGACCAGCACCCCGAAGAGGCTGGCCGTTTCGGCCCTTGCTACGGGGCCTCGTCAGGCGGGTTGTACAGCGGCAAGGAACGCCTCGTCGCTGGCGCCATTGGCTCGGGCGGCATCGAGCGCAACCTTGAGTTCGGCCGCGGCCTGCTCGAATGTGACGAACAGGCTGTGCTTGTACTCGTATCCCTGCGGGTTTGGCCCGTCCAAGCGGCCGCGGCTCGAGGCCTTTTCGAGGACCGCGATCGAGTCCTGCTGAAGCACCACCGCGAGGTGGTGCGCGTGCCATCCGTCGGGGGCAAACCCTACCACAACAAGCGTGGGTTGCGGCTGGCCTTCCCACTCGCTTTCGTGCAGGATCGAGGCGTGAGCCTCAAAGCCCGTTGCGGCGAGCGCGGCGGCGGCGTCTTTACGGATGATTCTCTCGCCAGTCTTTTCGACCAGCAAGCCGATATTTAACTCGATTTCCTTTTTCATTTTTTTGGTGCCCTCTGCCTTGGCCAGACTTGGGACTGGCACCGCGCGGCTTGCACCATTGCAGGCTTGTTCGCGGTGGTGGCATTGCACCATGGCCCGTTACACTGCGGGCCAAAGATCGGGGACTGGGAAAGAACTGGGACCACCGCTTGGAACTCGCCGCCGGACCCCGTGCTGGGGCGGCGGCCGATCCGCTTTTGTGGGTGACCTTGCGGCCAACGAAAATCAATGTAGGGCAGGATCCGTTTTTGTCACCAACTTTTTTCGGAAAAGTTTGCAGGGTAGCACAAAACCCCTTGTTTTATAGCTTATTGACCCCGAAAATATTTTTCAAGAAAATGTCAAAAAGATGTTTTGTATACGCTTTTTTGCGAACTACTAGGAGTTTAGTATTTGAGCGAAATGTCGTTTTGTATACACCGCCAGAGCAAAGCAGGATGGTTGCATTTTGCGCAACTTTCCTGCGCCTAGCAACCAGCAACCAGCGCCAAGACTACACTCGCCAAGTGTAGCGTTTCGGGAGCGTGTACCACCAGCCAACCAGCCCGGGCCGATCCACCTGCCGATCCACCTGCCGATCCACCTGCCGATCCACCTGCCGATCCACCTGCCGATCCACCTGCCGATCCACCTGCCGATCCACCTGCCGATCCACCTGCCGATCCACCTGCCGATCCACC